TTAAATCTAGAATTTAAATCATAGTTTTTATTGAATACTGTAGAACCGTTTGCACCATATAAACTGACATAAGCAGTAAGATAGTCCATTCTTCCATCATCCCACCCATTTCCGTTCTTAGCAGTAAATCCAAAATTATATCCGTTTACTGAAAGTCCAGTTCCTGTGTTTGGTAGAATATTTGTAATTGTTTGCAGCTGATACAAATTGGTCATACCATAAGAAAAGTTAATGCTATCTCCCGGACGAACAATTGGATTTGGCCCACAATAACCTGGATCGCCCCAACCCCAACAAGTGAGATTGTTCTGATAGACGCCATTTACCCAAGGTGTAGGTCCACCTTGAGGAGTTGTTTGGACAATATTTCCTGTGGTATAGACTTGACCTGGCTCTGGTGTTTGCGCTTTACTTGAAAGCAGCGTGAACAAGAACGCCAAGCAAAGAGCCGAAGCCAATGTTTTTAGCAGTTTCATATTTGTCTTCTTTAGGTCGTTGTGGGATTTTATCTTTATTATCTTCCCATGCAAGTTTAGCTTGTTCACCAATCTTACCCTCAATCGGACAAGGTGTTCCAGCATTCATCATTGCGTTAAACACTCGCTCATCCTGACACATGACTGCTACTGCAGCAACTTTCATTCCCATATCATAAAGGGTCTTAGAAAGTTTTAATCTTTCACAATTTAAATCTCTTATTGTTCCGCCAGATGAAACACCAAATACTTGTGTTTGTACTGAACCAGATGATCCTGTACTACATAGATCATTGTTTCCGCCACTCATCATTGTAGGTGCAACTGCTGTTGGTGGAGGCTGAATTACTCTTTGCGTAATAACAGTTTCGTTTTTATTGATATTAGTTACTTCACCAGAATTTATGTTCTGATTAATGTTTGCATTTTGATTCACATTATTATTTGTGCTAACACTTTGCGATGTAGAAGTACTGATATTACGATTAGTCATGTCTCCCGTATTCACATTGTTATTTGTGTTTGTAGAAGTACTTACATTATTATTTGTTGCTGTACTAACATTGTTATTATTGTATGTCATTGTACCAGTATTTTCATTTTTATTAACATTGGTGCTTGTGGATGTACTTACACTATTGTTATTATTGTTGAATGTCTGAGTACCACTATTTATATTGTAATTTGTATTGGTGTTAGTATTGTTACTTGTAGATGACGATGTATTCTGATTGACATTTGTTAATGTGCCAGAATTAACATTATTGTTATTATACGTCATTGTACCAGAATTGACGTTATTGTTATTAAGCGTCTGTGTTCCGCTATTAACATTGTTATTAGTATTTACGTTTGTACTTGTACTGGTACTTGCATTATTGTTGTTATTAGTATTTGTAGAAGTACTATTTACAGTAGATGTGCTGGTTGCAGTACTGTTACTTGTTGCTGTACTATTACTATTAACTGTGCTTACACTATTAGAAGTGCTATTGGTGTCTACTAACGATTTACTGTCATAACTACCTTGATTGATAATACTAGTAGTTCCTGTTGTCGTTCCTCCAGTTGTGCTAGAGGTCCCACTTGTCGTTTGCGCCAAAGTGCTACCAAACATCATAACAAAAAGTGCCATTGCGGCTACCTTTTTGTTGAACATTTTGTCTCCTTTTTAAATATTACTTGTTATTTATTAAGTGGTTGTCAGGTTATTATCATTTTTATTTTGTCTCAAATGCTCTTTCCGGGGGTGTAAAACCAGTTGAAGTATAACGAGCATATCCTCGAGTGATACGAAGATCATCTATGTAACCATTTAATGAGCCCGAGGCCTCGTCGTACCCGTTTACGCCAAGTATCGGTCTATTGGCATTGCCGCAAACATAGTTATTGGTATCGGTATACGTTGACCCAACTTGCTGCCCGTTAATAAAAAGTTTACTAACACCAGATGCTCTTGCATACGCAATATGATACCATGTCTGAGTATTTATAGTGCCACCTATAATCATTGTCTGCCCAGTTCCATTATATGCCTGTAGTTGATTTGAATTTATTTGCATTGCAAATCTACCTGAACCAGAAGCATCTCCTCCATTATTTGTATCAATTAAATGGCCGTTATTTGATAATGTATATATCCACATTTCAATTGTAAAATCAGCATTACCCATAGAATACAATGCCTGTTGATTGCCCGTTACAGTTACGAAATCTGTGGTGCCATCAAAATACATACTACTTAAACCATACTTATACTGCGTTGTAGATAATTTTACATCGTTAACTGTTCGTAAATTAGTATTCATTGATGCATCATATATACCAGCATTTGTAAAATTACATAACAATTTCGTGTTAGCGATTGCTGTTAATGGTGTTGTTGGCGGAGTAGTATTTGCTGTATATACTGCGGTGCCATTAACAATGCGAACATCTGAAATCCATCCTGTTACATACTCAAAATTGCCAGCACCATTACGACCAATACCCACTACCTGTGAAGAATCAGTTATTGCCAAGGCACCCATATTTAAATCAGGGCCTTTAACTCCGTTAACATATACATTAACCATTGCACCATTACGAACACCCGCAATATGATACCATTGATTAATTTTTGCAGTTGTGCCAAATGTTGAGTAATACATTGTTCCCGCATAACCTACTGCAGCAAATGGAAAAGATGTATTGGTTAGTCCAAGTACAAAACTCATTGAGCCTTGATTGCCAGGAGCATCACATGTTCCGATAAAAACTTGTTGCGCTACACTGGATAAATATACCCAACATTCAATAGTAAAATTATTAGTCCCCATAGTGAATGCAGTTGAATCTGGTATAGTTAAAGCATCACTGCCGTCAAGATATACAGATCCGCTATAGACATCTGCCGGATATGATCTGTCAAAGGCATAAGGAGAGAATTTAAGTACCTTAGGAGCACCGCTCAATGTTATCGTATGATTATTTGTTGCATTATCTTTAAATCCGTAAGATTGACAAGTTAATAATACTGTATTTGTTATTGCAGTTAATGGCGCAGTTGGTACAGTATAATTACCGGTATATGCAAATGAACCTTTTAAAATTCTAAAGTCAGATATATACCCAAAAAATTCAGATACAAACTGACTATTTGCTCCGCCTATAACCGCTGCTCGATAATATGCTGTTTGGGTTGACATATTTTGAGACGTAAACGTATTTAACAATACTCCATTTGCAAACAACTTAACAGTTGCACTTGATGATGTTGTTGCATCAACTGTTACTGCAATATGATTCCATTGGTTTTGTGTTATTGCAGATGCTGTAGATGCAAGATCATTTTGTGTACCGGTTCCTGTAGTATACGAAAAATTTAATTTTGACGTAGTTGCTGCAGTTTTCTCTAAATATATTAGCCATCTACCATTTGCGGCAACTGCAGCATATGCTCCAGTAATAGCTTGCCCATATGATCCACCATTGAAGTTTGTAGGATAAATCCACATTTCAAATGAAATAATATTACCTGCAAATCCAGTACCCATTGCAGTATTAAGTGCGGAATCGGGATACATATAACTAGATCCATCAAAGTAATTACTCCATTTAGTACCATACGGAGCAAACGTTCCAGGAGTAGAATCTCCGACACGTGTTATTGCAAAATTATTTGTTGAGCTATCCACAAATACTTTATTGTTTGCATTGTTTGTTCCATTTGCAGATATTAACAATGTGACATATTTGAAATAAGGATCTGTTGCTATAGTAGGTGTTAGGTATCCGGAAAAACTACTTAGAATACTACTACCAACACTATTGGTTGCATAAACCGCAAACACATAGGTTGTATTATAATTCAAACCCGTTATGCTAATATTACCACTTTCTGCACCTTGACGCGTAACAGTTCTATTTTCTGGAACAGTTGTTAGTGTGTAACTTGTAATAGGAGAATTACCGTTAAAACTTGGCGCAGTATATCCTATATTTGCAGCACCATCAGATGCTTCCCACGTAGCCATTATCGGAGGATTTGGAACAGTTAGTGTTTGTACACTATTAGATATTGTCGCATTACCACTCCCCGCAGAATTTGTTGCACTTACAGCAAAAGTATAATTTGTATTAATTGATAATCCACCTACTGTAATGTTTCCGCTATTAACAGTAGCAGTTACGTTACCAGGAATACTTCTTGCAGTATATGAAATAATTGCAGAGTTACCAATATAATCGGGGGCAGTATAAACAATGTCAGCAGCCGTTCCGGAAATTGATCTTGCATATAATACCGTAGGTGCCCCTGGTACATTATATGTAAATATGTTAGATGATGAATTACTTGAAATGCCTCTGCCATATTCATTTACTGCATATACAGAAAAACTATGTGACACATTTGGTGATAACCCTGTTATAGTAATATTACCACTGTTAGCAGTATTCACAGTTGTAGCCGCGCCACCTACATTATTTACTGCAGTATAAGATGTAATTGTCGAATTGCCATTATATGCAGGTGCGGTGTATACTATATTTGCAGTTGAAATAGATGTCAACTCAACATAATTAATTGTTGGCGCCGAAGGATAACTATTTGTAGTAATAGAATTACTTGAAGAACTATTTACACTAGGACCATCGGTGTTGTTAGCAGTCACACTAAAAGTATAGGTTGTATTATCGGTTAATCCATTTACTGTAATTATCCCAGACTCCGAGGAATAAATATCCTGTCTTATTCCCCCGGGATATGCAATCGCAGTATACCCAGTTATGGGCGTATCCCCTGTAAAAATTGGAGCAGTAAATGACACATTTGCACTGGTGTTTGAAACTATGAAAGCAGTCCCAATCGTAGGAGCATCTGGAACACGCAATGTCCCTCGTAAATTAAAGCCCGATGTTATATTAGTTCCCGATATTATCATTGTGTTTATTTTATTAAATTATTCAGGAGTCGTAAAAATAAGTTCTTCCCATCCAACAATGGATTCATTCCATTTATAAGCTTTTCCTTCATCCGTAGGTGAACGCTTTCCATCTGCTGGGTAAGGAATAGGGGGATTCCACAAACAAGTATCTTCATCCATTACCCATGAATTATATGGCTTTGGTGGAATAAACGCATCTCGTTCCCTATCATAAGTATATCCAATACCTGCAAAATTTTTTCGTAATGGAGTGCCTCCCAATTTGTGCATTCCCCCATATGTATTATATGATGTTTGTATCCAAGATGCCGGATCACCAAACAGTCCAGTATTAATTACTTCTTGATCCGCAACAATAACTTGTGCAACTATATTAGTTTCATTAATTTGTGCAAAATGTGCCATTATATTTTCTCCCTACAAAGTAATCGATCCCGATTGCCAGAATCTATAAGTTCTCCATCCGCCAGCTACTGTTACGTTAGGGCTTCCTGTGGTTAAGGTGGCCGCAGGCTCGGAATCAGCGTATCTAATAACTGCAACACCTGAACCGCCTGTATTATTAGTTATTACTCCACCCCAGAATCCTGTCCCGGCGCCAGATCCACCGCCAGTATTAGTTGTGCCATTTACGTTAATAGTTCCTCCGCCAGAACTTGCTTGATTTGCCGCACCTGCTCCGGCACTGGTACCACCACCTGCATATCCAACTGATGAACCAGAAATACTATATGCTAAACCTGGGCCGCCGTTACCACCGCCAGATCCATAGTAACCGCCATCTACACCATTGCCTCCGGCTCCGCCACCTCCTCCGCCTACGGCATTTCCTCCAGCAGCATATGTATCTCCCGCGCCACCGCGATATCCTTGCCCATCAACATTTGATCCATAGTTACCGCCGCTGCCATTACCAGCAGATCCTCCAGATGAGCCGCCATCGCCGCTGATAGAAGGAGTATAAGATTGATTCCCGCCTCTACCACCTCCTATTGCAATTAGATTTACAGACTGACCTACTATTAAAGAGTTTGATCCGTTTGCAAATCCTGTTCCTCCAGACCCAATCGTTACGGCATAATTGCTTCCTTTTAACAATTGAACGTTCGACCCGTTTGGTGGTTTTGGTGTTTCTGTACCATAATATAATAGGCCACCTGCACCTCCGCCTCCATTACAATCATTATATCCGCCACCGGAACCGCCGCCTCCACCTGCTATCAATAACAACTGTGTTGCGATTGGTGTTGGCGCTGTTAATGTGTGGTATACTGCCGTACTAGGTAAACTATTTCCTGAAACATTTGTAGCCACTACTGTAAATTCGTAATTCACATTAGTAGTCAATCCTGTAACTGTAATATTTCCAGAGGTTGTTCTCGTAACTGTTGAATATACAATACCATTTGCATTTGCGGTATAACTTATAATAGAATCGCCACCATCAAAAACAGGGGCAGTATAAACTATATTTGCTTGGCCAATAATATCGCCAGATTTAACATATGATATTGAGGGTGCCCCTGGATTAGTAGTTGCTTTAATGTAGTTACTAAATTCGCTTAATATACTACTACCAATATTATTAGTTGCATAAACGGCAAACACATATGTCTTGCCAATAGTCAATCCCGGCATAAGAATACTACCACTGTTTGCGGTTAATACTGTAGTTGTTCTATTTTCAGGAACACTAACTAAAGTATAACTAGTGATTGGCGTACTTCCTGTAAAGCTAGGTGCAATATAACTTATATTAGCCGTACCACTTAATTGTGACCATGCAGCCATTATAGGTGCATTTGGAACTGTGAAAGTTGTTATACTATTACTTATATTACTATTTGAACTTGTGCCAAAAGCATTTGTAGCAGTTACCACAAATGTGTAATCTGTATTTCTTGTTAGGCCACCTAATGAAATATTTCCGCTATTGGCAGTATTTACAGTTGCTCTTACATTGCCAGGAATACTAGTTGCAGTATAAGATATAATTTCAGAATTACCATTTATTGCAGGTGCGGTATAAACAATATTTGCACTTACTCCATCCCTTGTTTCTGCATATGATATTGTAGGTGAATTTGGGGCAGAATATACAGTAGGATGAATAAAGAACCCATTTGTTAAATTACTCGAAATTCCTCTGCCATATTGATTTACGGCATAAACAGAAAACCCATGTGTTATGTTATTTGCTAATCCGGTTATAGTAATATTTCCGCTATTGGCAGTACTAACTGTAGCAGATACGTTACCCACATTACTTACTGCAGTGTATGATGTAATTGTTGAATTGCCATTATATGCAGGTGCAGTATAAACAATATTTGCAGATGTAGAGGAAGTAATTTCTACATAACTAATTGTTGGTGCGGGAGGATAGCTATCTGTTAAAATTAAATTACTTGAAGAACTATTTGCACTAGGACCATCACTATTATTTGCGGTAACACTAAATGTATAATTAGTATTGTCATTCAATCCGGTAATTGTAATATTAGATGCATTTGGATCTAATATTTCATTTTTAATATTGTCCGGAAAAGATAATGCGGTATATCCTATAATAGCAGAATCTCCGTTTAATACAGGTCCTGTAAATGATATATTGACGCTGTTATTGGATAATACATTAGCAACACCTATCGTAGGCGGTTCAGGCGCTCTAAACTGCGATTTGAGAGTGACCCCGTTTGAAACATTAATTCCGGTTATTATCATTTTAACAGCACAAACAATCCTATGTTAATCATATATTTATGCCTTAACAAATATGAAGATTTTTGGTTATATTTTAGCCTATTCTGTTGACTTTCTAGGCAATTTATATTATAATGAACAATTATTTATTGTGTCTAAAAAGGTTTTTAATGAAGTTCTACACTAATGTGAATCAGTATGGTAACCGTATTCTAGTAAGAGGTGTAAATAACGGTAAGACTGTACAAGATAAAATTGAATTCAAACCAAGTCTATATACTAAATCTCAAAAACAAACTCAGCATAAATCGTTATACGGAGATTTTCTTGAAGAAATTGAATTTGCAGATATTAACGATGCCAAAGATTATGTCAGCAGATATAAAGAAGTAGAAAACTTTCCTATCTTTGGCAACACGAATTACGCATATCAGTATATTACAAAGACGTTTCCGGGAGAAGTAGAGTTTGATATTTCGCAGATTAAAATTTGGTCGTTGGATATTGAAACATCTGCAGAACTTGGCTTCCCCGATGTTCGTGATCCAAAAGAGGAATTGTTACTAATTACAATTCAAGATGCAAATACTAAAGAACTTGTTACGTTTGGAACAAAACATTTCAATGTAACTAAAGATAATCATACTTACATTCAATGTAGAGATGAATATGATCTTTTGCAGAAGTTTGTTCTGTATACGCAGGATAATTGCCCTCATATTTTAACAGGATGGAATCTAGAGTTTTTTGATATTCCATATTTGTGTTCTCGTATTGCTCGTATTCTAGGAGACGAATATGTTCGTAAGCTATCTCCGTGGGGAGTAGTGAAGGCAAAAGAGTTTACCCGTATGAATCGTACAGAACTTACATACGATATTCTAGGTGTTGCTATTCTAGACTATCTTGATCTATATAAGAAGTTTACTTATAGTGCGCAAGAATCATATAAGTTAGATCACATTGCCAAAGTAGAATTGGGTAAAGAAAAATTATCGTATGCAGAATATACTTCATTCCGAGACTTCTATAAAAATGATTGGCAAAAGTTCGTTGAGTATAACGTAATTGACGTAGAGCTTGTCGACCAACTTGAAGATAAGATGAAGTTGATTGAACTGATTCTGACAATGGCGTATGACGCTAAGTGTAATTATGTAGATGTATTCTCAGCTGTACGTACTTGGGATTGCATCTTGTGGAATCACTTGTGGAATCAGAACATTGTTGTTCATCAGCGAGAAGGATTACCAGCAAGATCTATTGTAGGCGCGTATGTACAAGAACCACGTCCAGGACAATATGATTGGGTTGTATCTTTTGATGCGACAAGTCTGTATCCGAGTATTATTATGCAGTATAATTTGTCCCCAGAAACTCAGGTCAAACGAGAGACAAAGAGTACTACTGTAGAACAATTGCTTAAAAACAAATATAATTTAGATGACCTAAAAGAAAAGAACTTGTGTATGTCTGCAAATGGCTTTTGTTATACTAGGGAAAAGCAAGGTCTGTTTCCTGAGATTGTTCAAAAGCTATTTGACGATCGACAAAAATATAAGAAGCTGATGTTGGCCGCTCAATCTAAGTATGAAGAAACAAAAGATAAGAAATGGCAAAAAGAGATTGCAAAGTTTAATAACTTTCAGATGGCTCGTAAGATTCAATTGAATTCGTTATTTGGCGCATGGGGAAATGAGTTCTTTAGATTCTACGATGCAAATATTGCTGAAGGCATTACTATGTCAGGTCAGTATATTATTCAAACAGTTGGCGCAGCATTAAATGAATATCTAAATAAAGTATGTGGTACAACAGATCATGTCTATTCATTCTATTCAGATACAGATGCTTGTTATATTACACTTGATCCATTGGTTCAAAAGTTCTACAAAGATCAACCAAAAGAAAAGATCGTAGAAATTCTAGATAAAATCTGTAACGAAAAGATTGAGAAGGCAATTAATAAAGCCTGCGATGGTCTTGCAGATTATACTAATGCGTTTGAAACAAAGATTTATTTTAAGCGTGAGGTTATTGCAGACCGAGGCATTTGGGTTGCTAAGAAACGATATGCTTTGAATGTATATAATAATGAGGGTGTTCAATATAAAGAGCCAAAGTTAAAAGTCATGGGATTGGAGATTGTTAGATCTTCTACACCCGAACCAGTTCGTGATGCTTTGAAGGCCGCTGTTAAATTGGCTTTGGTTGGAACAGAATCACAACTACAAGATTATATTAGAGAGTTCGAATCTAAGTATCGTAAGATGACACCTGAATTGATTGCCTTTCCTCGAGGCGTAAACGGAGTCGATAAATATACAGATAGAGGTAGCATTTATAAACAAGGCACACCTATGCACGTAAGGGGAGCATTGTTATATAACTTTTATTTAAAAGAAAAACAGATAGACAAAAAGTATGAACTTATAAATGAAGGCGATAAGATCAAATTCATTTACTTAAAAGAACCAAATTTGATTAAAGAAAATTGTATTGCCTTTATCAATGTTATTCCCGAAGAGTTCAATTTGAAGCAGTATGTAGATTATGACATTATGTTTGAGAAATCATTTCTTGAACCATTAACAACAATTTTAAATGGTGTCGGTTGGTCTGCAAAACCACAAGCAACATTAGAAGGATTATTCGCATGAAAAAAATATTATTAACATTCGCATTACTATTTAGTACATCTTTAGTTTATGCACAAAAGACTCCTCAAGGAGTTACATACGACGCACAAATCTTAAGAGTAAGCGATGGCGACACCGTTGTTATTGCCGCACCTTTTCTACCTAAACCGCTCAAACCAGAATTGGCTGTCCGAGTCTTTGGAGTTGACACTCCCGAAAAAGGACATAGAGCAATGTGCCCTAGCGAAGCTCAACGAGGAGAAGCAGCATCAGCTTTCACTAAGAATGCGATTGCTACAGCAGCAGCACAGGGTGGTAAGTTTCAAGCAACTCTTTATGGATGGGATAAATTTGGAGGTCGTATTCTTGGCGACATTCTAATTAATGGGCAAAGTCTACGCGCTGCTTTGATTTCAAACGGATTCGCTCGTGAGTATTATGGTGAAGCCAAACAGAGTTGGTGCAACTAATTTTAAGGATATATTATGACAACAGGTGTATTATTTCACATGCTAGGATTGGGTGACCATATATCATATAACGGTATGGCCCGCCACATGGTTAATGAAAAGAAAATGGATTTTTTATATGTACTAGCATGGCAACAATATGCCCCGTTGGTAGCCCATATGTTTAGCGATGATCCTAGAATTAGAGTTGTTGCAATTGTTTCAGGTATGGAGTATGCTCATTCAAGGCAAGTAATATCTCAAATCAATCCAGACTATCTTTATATTCTAGGACATACAATATTGCCAGGTCAACCATTTGAAGATTTAGCTGGCCCTAATACTAAGTATTATCAAGAATCATGGGCTTCAATGTCAGCTAGATTTCCCGGTGGGCATGAATGTTATTACAATTCAATTGAAATGGATTGGAAACATAGATTCACTTCTTTTCATTATCCTAGAAATATGCAAGAAGAAAATCGGATATTTAATAAACTTAATCCAGACCATAAAGAATATGTGTTTGTTCAAGATGATCCAAGCAGAGGATTTTCTTTTGATAAAGAAAAAGTATTGTCCTTAGTTGGTAACGATGTTATAATAATTAATAACGATAAGTCGGAGAATCCATTTCACTTCGGCTTGTTATTACAAAATGCAAAACAAATTCATTTAATGGAATCATCTTTTAGATGTTTTGTTGAGACTCTTCCTACTGAAGGAGTTGAATTTTATTTGCATCACTATATTAGAAATACTGAGAGATTAGTTTATGATGGAAAAATATGTCCAAGGGAAACACGAAAACCTTGGCAAGTGATTTTATAAAGGAACAATATGTCATTACTCGATAAATTAAAAAAGAATTCTACAATTAAAGAAACTGAAGTTTTAAACAAATCTAAATTCTTCGCAAAGAAGGATATGATTCAGACTTCAGTTCCTATGATGAATGTTGCATTGTCAGGTAGCCTTGAAGGAGGTCTAACTCCTGGGCTAACAGTATTTGCAGGTCCATCTAAACATTTTAAAACAGCATTTTCCTTGTTGCTTGCTAAAGCATATACTGATAAGTATGAAGATGCTGTCGTTTTATTCTATGATTCAGAGTTTGGTTCACCGCAAGCATACTTTGATAACTTTGGAATTGATACTAGTCGTATTCTACATACACCTATTACAGACATTGAACAATTAAAATTTGATATTATGTCGCAAGTCAATAGCGTAGAGCGAGGCGATCATGTTATTATTATTGTTGACTCAGTAGGTAACTTAGCTTCTAAGAAAGAAGTTGACGATGCACTTGAAGGTAAGTCTGTTGCAGATATGACTCGTGCTAAACAGATGAAATCATTGTTTAGAATGGTAACACCTCATTTGACTATTAAAGATATTCCAATGGTTGTTGTTAATCATACTTATTCTGAAATTGGTTTGTTCCCTAAACAAATTGTTTCAGGTGGTACTGGAATTTATTATTCTGCAGACAACATCTTTATTATTGGTCGTCAACAAGAAAAAGACGGAACAGAAGTTGTTGGATATAACTTCATTGTTAATGTAGAGAAATCTAGATTCGTTCGTGAGAAGTCTAAGATCCCTGTTGAAGTAACATTCGAAGGTGGTATTAGCAAATGGTCTGGTCTATTAGATGTAGCACTTGAAGGTGGTTTTGTTATTAAGCCATCTAATGGTTGGTACTCTCGTGTTAATAAAGAATCAGGCGAAGTTGAAGATAAAAAATTCAGAATTAAAGATACCTACACTAAAGAGTTTTGGTTATCTATATTAACATCTGCAAGCTTTAGAGAATATATTGAAAGCAAGTATCGCATGGCGGGCGGTGAAATGTTGGGCCGAAGCTTTGATGAAGTTGATCTCGCAGAGGAGTTTGATAATGCTAGTGAAGTATAAACCTTGGGCACTAAAAAATGAAAACGGTGATTTATGGGGCGTCGAACTTTTGGAAGGTGAGTTTGCCGGAACAACCATCAGTATTGCTTCCCTCCAGATGGAAGATAATAGTGACGGAACACTTGCACTTGACTTTACCATTGTTAAAAAAGCAAACGGAAAAACAGACGTAGACTATCAGTCTGATAAATTTAATGGTACCCTTGAACGGGTTGTGAATAATATATTAGAAAAGGCAATTGATGAATTCGAAAATCGAGACAGTGATTCTACAGAATCTAGTCAATGACGATGAGTATATGAGAAAAGTAATCCCGTTTTTAAAGCGGGAGTATTTTATAGATAATAACGAAAAGATTATTTACGATCAAGTTAAGAATTTTATTGACCAGTATAATGCAGTACCGAACAAAGATGCTTTGGTCATTGCTGTTCAAAATGATAAGTCTTTAACAGAAGATCAATATAAAGAGATTGTAGATATAGTTAATTTACTTGATCCCACAGAACACAATAGGGATTGGTTATATAAAGAAACAGAAAAATTCTGTAAAGACAAAGCAATTTATAATGCTATCCTTTCATCCATTGCTATCATTGATGGCAGAGACAAAGGAAAATCTGAAGATGGAATTCCGTCATTGTTACAAGAAGCACTAGGAGTGTGCTTCGACAACAATGTTGGACATGATTACTTACAAAGTGCAGACTCTCGATATGAATTTTACCATCGTGTAGAATCTCGCACACCATTCGATCTTGAATACTTTAATAAAATTACAAATGGTGGATTGCCTAACAAGACATTGAATGTTGTTCTTGCAGGTACTGGTGTTGGTAAGTCTTTGTTTATGTGTCACGTAGCAGCATCGACTTTAGCACAAGGCAAAAATGTTTTGTATATTACTTTAGAGATGGCTGAAGAAAGAATTGCAGAACGTATTGATGCAAACTTGATGAACATCACAATGGATCAGTTGAAAGACTTGCCAAAGTCTATGTTTGATTCTCGTATTGAAAAGATTCGTAATAAGACTGAAGGTAATCTTATCATTAAAGAATATCCTACAGCTGGCGCACATGTCGGACACTTTAAAGCACTGTTAAATGAATTGCAATTGAAAAAACAATTTAAACCAGCAATGATTATTGTTGACTATTTAAATATTTGCGCAAGTTCTAGATTCAAAGCGGGTTCAAATATTAATTCTTATACTTTGATTAAGTCTATTGCTGAAGAACTTCGAGGCTTGGCGGTTGAAGAGAATGTGCCTATTCTATCAGCTACGCAGACAACTAGAAGTGGATATGGTAACACCGATGTTGAACTAACAGATACTTCTGAATCTTTTGGTTTGCCGGCAACAGTTGACTTTATGTTTGCTTTGATTTCAACTGAAGAACTAGAGCAATTAAATCAGCTTATGGTTAAACAGTTAAAGAATCGATATAATGATCCAACCGCAAATAAGCGATTTATGATTGGTGTTGATAGAGCAAAGATGAAATTATATGATTTAGAACAATCTGCTCAAAAGGGTTTGACAGATGCTAATTTGGACATTGATAGGGTTGACACACAAGCTAAAAGCACATATAATATGAATGATATTATAAGTAGAGGCAAACGAGACTTCTCGTCAATTAAGGTTTAAAATGAGAGAATATTGGTCAAACAGTAAAGTTGCAAATTGGATTCGAGGTACAACTAAACCAACTTCTGCAACTAGCTCCGGCTGGCATAAATGGGAAACAGAGGCAAAAGAATCCCATCCGATTCGTTATTGGATTGTGGAAGAAGCCTTTGACGCAATTCAAACATTTGTTCGTTTGCCAATTGATAAACTATATGATGTAAAATATTATATCAATAATCGTTGGGTTACTCGTACTCATGCACTTACCGCTCATCCACGTGACATTAAACCTGGTCAGTGGCAGGATGTAGGATATCGCATTTTACCTTGTTTGTTTAACGAGCTTGTTGACTTTGTTGAAGTGGAAACAGCATGGTTACATATTGCATGGGATGACGATGCATATAAAAAATACAATCCTCCATTCTATGCTAAAGGTTGGTTCCGTTGGAGAACATGGCGTTGTCCTCAAGCAGGTCTAGATCATCTTGATTGGGCAGCAACTCTTATGCATGAAAATGAACTTACAAGTCAAGCAACTTCTGCAAAAGAAATTAAAGAACTTTATTTGTGGTGGACACAAACATATCGCAATCGCCCCGATCCAATGGAAGCTAGTGGATGGTCTGCATATTGCGAAAAGCGCAGACAAAAAGCTGGAAGTGATCTATGGGGTCACGAGAATGAAACAGAAGAAGAACGAAAAGAATGTATGGCTGCTTTGGATTTATCACATAAAATTGAAGCAGAACACATGGCAGAGGATGAAGCAATGATGATTCGCCTCATTAAAATTAGACAGTCACTATGGACTTAAGGAAATAAAATGGCTAAGAAACAAATTAAAAAAATCAGCGACAAATTAGTTAAAATTAATGATTCATTAACTATCAATCTATATGATAATGGTTATATGGTTGAAGTTAGCGGGCGTGATACCAATGATGACTGGACACAAGTAAAAATCACATGTAATACACTTGAAGATGTTAATACATTGATTAAAGAAGCAAACGAAATTGATAAAGTATAACACCAAATTTATATCATGCTTTTACGATTGCTTGAAAAACTAAATAGAAAACGTATTATCCAAGATAGATTTGGCAGAGATTACATGCACAGATACTATCTATGTTTTAAGGAAAAAATAAATGCATTCGATACCGTCAGACCCTACCCAAACATCTTTATCCACAAGCTCCTCCTCTCCGACGAAGACAGAGACGTTCACGACCACCCCTGGAACTACCTCACCGTTATTCTTGCAGGAGGTTATACAGAATGGACTCCGGTCTTCGACAGACACGGTATTAAAGTCGGAGAACAAAGCACATGGCGAGGGCCTGGTTCAATTATATGGCGAAGAGCCACCTCATTTCACCGATTAGAAATGTCTGCTCCAACTTGGACATTGTTTATTCATGGTTGGAGAACACGAGAATGGGGATTTCTAACTAAACAAGGTTGGATAGATAGAGTAGAATATATTAAAGATAAGATGAAACTAGCGGCATAAATAAAAGTGGAGGACAAAAAATGAATGTTTCCGTTAGAAATGCAAAAGATAGAACGCTGGTGTATTTGCTAAAGTTAGCAGCTGATTCATTTGCCAAAAATTTAATGTCCCCGCAATTGACAAAAAACTTATCTATTAAAATTATTGTACGTGAAAAGCTAGACGCCGGAGGTTTTTGTGATTACGAAATTACAGGCGACAACAATCCACGAGAATTTAATATTGAGATATTAAGGACACGAAAAAAGATTAATATGTTCAAGGTCCTGGCACATGAGATGGTTCATGTGAAACAGCATGCCAAAGGCGAAGCTAAAGATAAGTTTAAAAAAGATAAGTATATAACATTATGGTTTGGTGAAAAATATGATGATGATACATCCTACTGGGATCAACCTTGGGAAATAGAGGCCTATGGTTTAGAAAACAGTCTTGTTGCAAAATTCCTTGTGGAACATGACCAGTTCAAAAATCTAAGACAAAAACACGCAGATTGGTTCGCAGAGGAGTCGATAAAAGAATAATTAAAAGGAGCGATACATGGAAAATATTACATTCACTCTATATGATCTAATACAATTAGGACTAATGTTAGCTGCATGCTTTGCATGCTACAAATGGGGGCACAACAAAGGCGTAGATGACGCAATTGACTTTTTCGAATCAGAAGGATTAATTGAAAAAGAAAGTGCTTAAAAATCAAGCAATTTAACCTGTTGTTCTAGAACAACACTTAGTACCCGAGCATTTGACTCGGGTACTTTTTTCTGTTATAATAAGCACATGATAAAGAACTTTTCAATCGGTGCAGAAGTCGAGATTCAAACTCGATGGAAATCGAATATATTAGGTGAAGAATATCAGGATAATATATTCAAAGGTAAAGTCGTTAATAATCCTAAATGGTTAGATAATGATTATGTCTCTGTATATACAGGTAATCCTGAATATCCTACATCTCATATTAATAAGCGATTTATCGTTGGATTTGATTTTCCAGATAATCGAGTAGAAACTCGGATATTTAGAATTAAATCTAAATCGAAAGGGCATATTTATAATGTCGTTTCGGATAATGGTATTGTTTCCTGCAGTTGTGTAGGATTTCAATTCCGCAGGACTTGCAAGCATGCAAATAAAGTTAAAGAATTTATCCAAAATGCTTGACAAGGTAGCCGAAAGGCTATATAATATGAATTGTGAAGTTGTTAATTTTTACATTTTTTGAAGGATCTATATTATGAGTACATTCACAGTAGCCGGCGTTTCAACACAGTATGGCGTCACAAAAGTTCGTTTTGCTAATGACCTGGCATCACGCGTCAAACTCTTGTCTAAAGGTGGTCACTCGCCTCTTGAGTTGATGGAGTTGCCCAAGGCAATGACCAAGGCAGAAGCATGCCAGCATCTTATCGATGTAGGCGGTGTGTTCAAGCAATGGGCAGGTCTTATCAATGATACAATGGGTAAGAAACAAGGTACAGTTGTTAGCAAGCCAACTAAGGCAAAAGCTAAAGCAGCACCAGTAAAGGCAAAGGCAGTTGCTCCTAAGAAAGTAGCAGCACCTAAAGTAATCAAGTCAAAAGTTGTTGAAGATGATTTAGAACTTGAAGAATTGAAGCAGTTGGCAGAGTTGGAAGACGCGCCAATTTAATTTTAACAAAGCACCACTAGTTTGGTGCCGAGATGTATAAATATTTTTATGGGAAATAATTTTAACCTTTTCTGTCAGCATCAAGAACCGACTTCTTATATTAGAACGTCAGAGCGCGTTGCAGACAAAAATTCATGGAGTGTGCTCCAGGGTTAAAATTTAAATTTTTCGTACAAGTTTATCTTAGAACCCTCGGCACTCCAACAGTCCGAGGGTTTTCCTTTTGTGGCATGCTTTAATAACCATATGCTTGACAAGGTTATTAAAAGATGTTATAATAAAGTTTAAATAGATCGGTATTTAAGCTATGTTCTTTTACAAATTAGCATACCATTGTGTCCGGTTAGCTCAATAGCAGAGCATTCGACTGATAATCGAAAGACAGAGGAGCGTTACCTCTACCGGATACCAATTGTCCCGTTCGTCTAGAGGCCTAGGACATTACCCTTTCACGGTAAGTACACCAGTTCGAATCTGGTACGGGACGCCATTATTTTATACATTACCAAGTGTATAAAACAATGGTACGCCTGGGTGGCAGAGTGGTCAAATGCAACGGATTGCAAATCCGTAAAGTCGTCAGTTCAAATCTGACTCCAGGTTCCAAAAATAATGCTTGACACAAGTGTGTTAAGGTGTTATAATAAAGACATATTAAAAGAATCCCGTTACTATTTTCGTTAAAATAGCGTTTGATTAGCGACAGAGATCCGGTGGCAGAAAACCGTTAGCGTGAGGATTAAAAATACCCTCGCAGGCTCTGATAGGCAGTCTCTCACTGCACACAGACTTTGAATAAATGAGATGGACAGAGTAACCGCTCAATTAAGGGCTCGCCTGGAAACGAGTAGCTTATCTATATTTTGGTCTGTTAGTGTTAGCGGTAAGCACGCGAGCCTGTCACGCTTGTAGGAGGGATTCGAATTCCCTACAGACCGCCAAGTTATGGTCTTAGTCTATAAATGCATAAAGAAAGTCTAAGTTAAATGGCAACCCAAAGTGGGACCAACCATTTTAGAACCCGCCGGAGTAACGTCTGGCTACTGTGACCCGCAGAAAGTGAAGTAAGTTCGTAACTTACGGGTGGTAGTCTTTAAACCTAAAGGCCGTTGGCAGCACGAGAGCGGTCCTTGTCGGGAAGCGGGTGGAAGGTACGCGTGAGAGATATGATAGCGTCATATTTTTCTGTACTATAATTACCGCCGGAGGACGCAGAGCATTTGCCTAGGTGACGGAATTGGTATACGTGTTGGTCTTAGAAGCCAAATTTTGAGAGTTCGAGTCTCTCCTTAGGCACCATATTGAAACATTCTAAACTGGACGCAGGTTCTGAGAAGTAAGACCTTGATTGATCCCCAAGAAGGTATGGAGAATAAGAGTGTTTCAATATGGGGGTGTAGCTCAGTTGGGAGAGCGGTTGCTTTGCAAGCAATAGGTCGCAGGTTCGAACCCTGTCTCCTCCACCATATAAATAATCGGTGTGTAGCGCAGTCTGGTAGCGCTCCTGGTTTGGGACCAGGCGGTCGGAGGTTCGAATCCTTTCACACCGACCATTATTTTTAACATAGGAAAAATTATGAACTCAACAAATGACATCAAAACAAATCTCGAAGCATATCTTGCTGAAAACGAGAAATTCGAAAAAGGTAATAGTGCTGCCGGGACTCGCGCCCGCAAGGCATTAGGTGAACTTGCAAAAGCTGTAAAAGCTAGACGCAACGAAATTACTGCAGAAAAGAACGCTCGCAAAGAAGCGAAAGCGTAATTTTTATTCCCTGATAGCTCAGTCGGTAGAGCGACGGACTGTTAATCCGCAGGTCGGTGGTTCGAACCCACCTCGGGGAGCCATTGGAGGTGCCGCCGTAATGGTATGGCAGGAGACTGTAAATCTTCCGACTTATGTCACAATTGGTTCGATCCCAATCACCTCCACCAACCGCATCGTTAACTCAGTTGGTAGAGTTCCTGCCTTACACGCAGGCTGTCGGGAGTTCGAGTCTCTCACGATGCACCAATTTTTTAGAAAGCTTATATGAACTATAAACCTTTGCATGATAAAGTATTAGTAATTGAAAATGAAAAGCCAAAAGAAACCGAAAGCGGTATTTATGTTGGTGAAGCCCGTATGGATGAAAACACAAGAGCAGGTACTGTTCTTGCAATTGGTCCAGATGTATATGAGGTTAAAGTTGGAGATGTAGTATATCCAATGTGGACAAAAGCTAAAGTCGTAAAAGACGGTGACAAGTATATGGGAATTATTTCTCAAGAAGATATTCTAGCAGTACAAGAATAAAAATTAGCTGGCGCTAGTATAACGGATAATACAGCTGCCTTCTAAGCAGTCAATAGAGGTTCGATTCCTCTGCGCCGGACCAAACACAGGCGGGGTTGGAGTAATGGTAACTCAACAGACTTTGACTCTGTCGTTCCTGGTTCGAGCCCAGGGCCCTGTTCCATTTTTAGGAGAAAGTAATGAAACTTAAGATGATCGTCAAGCAACGTAATCGCTTCGTTGCTTTGGCATTACAACGCAAAGCGGGAGTCCATCGTAAAAGTAATAAAGCTTTGCGAAGGCAACATAATGCGAGTATAGCTCAGTTGGTAGAGCAGTAGACTTTTAATCTATTGGTCGTGGGTTCGAATCCCCCTACTCGTACCATATAAAAGCACTCTTGTCAGCACTGTGGGAAGCGCAGATAGACAATACTAGAACAAGGTTCGAATCCAAACAAGAGTGTTTCTATATGGTAATATGCAGATGTTAGTTTAGTGGCAAAACCTCGGGTTGTGATTCCGATATCATGAGTTCAATTCTCATACGTCTGCCCAATGGGTTGGGATATTTCAATTGGTTAGAAACGGGGATGTATATGCCGCGTAATGTGAGTTCGACTCTCACTCCCACCCACCAATAATTTCGGAAACGTGGTCGAGTGGTCTATGGCTCTAGTCTTGAAAACTAGCGATCCGAAAGGGTCCGTGAGTTCGAATCTCACCGTTTCCTCCAGATCGGAAAGTGGGCAGGATGGTAATGCAGCAGATTGCTAATCTGTCACTGGATTAAACCGGTGAGTGGGTTCGACTCCCACACTTTCCACCATATAAAAGCATTCTTGATATAAGACAAAGCAGGAGAAGAAACATAGTATCTGCAGATGCAAAAGTTTCAGAGCTTGACTCCTCCTAGGCTTGCATTCGAGAGTGCCTCTATATGGTGATGTAGCATAATGGTAGTGCACCAGCTTCATACGCTGTCAAGTGTAAGTTCGACTCTTACTATCACCACCAGATTATCCGCCTTTAGCTCAATTGGATTAGAGCACTTGGCTACGAACCAAGAGGTTGGGGATTCGAATTCCTCAGGGCGGTCCATATTAGCCGACTTAGCACAGTGGTAGTGCAATCGCCTTGTAAGCGATAGGTCATCAGTTCGAATCCGATAGTCGGCACCAGTTTGTTTCTCCCTAGTGTAATGGCAGCACGTCGGTCTCCAAAACCGTTAGTAAGAGTTCGAGTCTCTTGGGGGATGCCAAAAATAATAGAATATTTTATTGACAATAATATATAAAACTGTTATAATAAGAGTATAGATAGTTAACGCGGGTGTCGTAAAATGGTATTACCTTAGCCTTCCAAGCTAAAGTCGAGGGTTCGATTCCCTTCGCCCGCTCCATTAAGGTGTATTATGCAAAAAATTAATATCGAAGAAGTAAAATCATTTATCGTATCACAGTCTCCTGAAACTAAAATTTATATTGGAGCAGATTCTGAAAGATATCGTCGTAATGAAAAATGGTATGCTGATTATACTCTTGCTATTGTAGTACATATTGATGGATGTCATGGTTGCAAAATTTTTGGGGAAGTACAAACTGAATTGGATTATGACGCAAAGAATAGCAAACCTTCTATGCGTCTAATGAATGAAGTTTATAAGGTTGCAGAATTGTATCACAAAATTGTAGATTGTATTGAAGATAAAGATGTTGAAATCCATTTGGATATTAATCCGGATGTTAAACATAATAGCTCGTTTGTAATACAACAAGCAGTTGGTTATATCAAAGGTACTTGCAATGTTGTACCTATGGTTAAGCCCCAGGCATTTGCAGCAACATATTGTGCAGATAGATTAAAAGAAATTTTAGCATACCAAGAGGCAGCATAACTATGAAAAAAATAACAATTATTGGCAGAGGTACCGCAGGGTGTGTAGCAGTTACTCATTTTTTAAGATGGACTGATTGGGAAATTGATTGGGTGTTTGATCCTAATATTAATCCTCAAGCTGTGGGGGAAGGGTCCGATCTTGCATTACCCACACTATTAGACCAAAACATTGATTTTAAATACACCGATTTACTTAAATTAAATGGCACTGTTAAAATGGGTGTCAATAAAACTAATTGGGGAAAATTTGGCAAAGATTTCATGCATGTATTTGGAAGCGTATCGGGACACGCAATTCATTTTAATGCAGTAGATCTTCAAAATTTTATTATTAGTTATATGGGAGAACAGCCCAGAGTTAAGATTATTCATAAAAATGTTGCCCATGATGCCATTGATAGCGATCATATTTTTGATTGCTCCGGAGCCCCAAAAGATTATACCGATTATACAATATCTGATTACATTCCCGTTAATGCTGCATATGTTACACAATGTAACTGGGAAAACGCAAGATTCACCCACACGGAAGCAATAGCAATGCCTCACGGCTGGGTATTTGGAATACCATTAACTAATAGATGCGCTATTGGTTATTTGTATAATACAAACGTATCATCATTAGATGAAGTTAAAAAAGATGTTCCGGTTATACTTGAAGGATTAAATCTTGTTCCTGACAGAACAAGCCATCTACAATTTAAAAATTATTACAGAAAAAAGAATTTTGATAAACGAGTTGGGTACGGAGGCAACGCCTCATTCTTTTTAGAACCTTTAGAAGCAACATCTATATCTTCTATGGATATGGTTCAACGATTTGCGTATGATATTTGGGTAGATGATAAAGATGTTGAAAAGGTAAATAACGATTATACGTTGCATTTTGAAAAAATAGAAACATTTTTAATGCTGCACTATTATGCGGGTTCTAAATTCGATACGCCGTTTTGGGATTTTGCTATTAAGCGAGGCGAAAACAAAATTAAATCAATTCATACATCCGATTATAAAGAGCACTTTATAGATACATTAAAAATGGTTAAAATGTCAGACTCATTAGATATTAGAACTCTAAAAAATACTACGTTTTCAGTGTGGCCAATCAAGCCTTCTATGAAAGATCACATTTATAATTTAGGTATTTTTGATAAACTATGCAAAGAATTTAATGTATGAAAAAATTAGCAATTATAGGAAAAGGGACTGCCGGTGTTTTGTCTGCATTACATTTTATTAGACACACTGACTGGGTAATAGATTTTTATTATGACTCCGGTGTAAAACCACAAGCCGTAGGAGAAGGATCCTTACCGGGATTTCCAGCGCAGCTATATAATAACGCAAATTTTAATACATTTGATTTATTAAATGTAGACGGTACTTTAAAAACTGGAATATATAAAGAAAATTGGGGGAACAAACATAGTTCATTTTTCCACCATTTTTATCCAGGGCAGGTAGGTTATCACTTTAACGCAGTTAAATTACAACAATATATTTTCAACCATCTTGAGAATAACCGCAGAGTTACGATTATAGATAAACACGTAGATTCGTATGATTCTATAGATGCAGATTTTATTATGGATTGTTCTGGCAAACCTGCAGATTATAGTAATTATTATACTGCAGAATATATACCTGTAAATTCAGTATATGTAACGCAGTGTTTTTGGGATTCTCCAAAATTTCAGTATACTCTTAGCAATGCGGAAAAACACGGATGGTATTTTGGCATTCCTCTTATGAATAGATGTTCTATTGGGTATATGTACAACAATAGTATAAGTTCTTTAGATGAAATCAAGGAAGACGCATTAAAGATAATACAAACCAACAATCTGATACCTAGTGATACTACGTCATCATTCTCTTTTAACAATTATTACCATAAAAATAATTATTCAAAGAGAGTAGTTTATAATGGAAACGCTTCATTCTTCCTTGAACCATTAGAGGCAACCTCTATTGGTATTATAGAAAATATTCAACGGAAAGCATTTGATGTTTGGAACGGCATAGTTTCACCTGAAGATGCAAATAAAGAATATTTAAATTTTATTATCGAAACAGAAACAATGATCATGCTGCATTATTCGGCAGGATCAAAATTTAATTCTAATTTTTGGGATTTCGCAGAAAAACGAGGAACTGATTGCATAGAAAAGGCAATGACTACTGATAAATTTAAAAATATTATAGATTTATCTTATCAGGAAGAACATCGGAATCTGTTTTACGCGCCGTTTATAGACTCATATTCAACATGGACAGCATCTTCTTTTCATCAAAACATTGAAGGCCTTGGCCTTAAAGACAATCTTAAAAAATATCTATAGTATGCAACACAATCTTTTACAACTTTTTCCAATTCCTTTTTATTCTTCTAAGGTTAATGTTTCTTCGCTTGATAAGCAAAATATAAAAAAATTAAATTATAAAAGAATTGATAGTAATAATGGGTACATTTCTGTTGATACTAAAGTTTTAGATAATGATATATTTGAATCATTAAAAAAAGAAATAGAAAATCATGTTGGCATCTATACTAGAAATGTTCTTAATATTGCAAATAACACATCTTTTTATATAACAAATTCTTGGGTAATGAAACATATTAGAGGTGATTCGGCGCATCGACATCATCATACTAACAGTATTTTTAGTGGAACAGTTTATATTCAGACTGATAATGATTCTGGCATTTTTTCAGTTTATAAAACATATACAAATGTGATACCAAAAATTATTTCGCCTGAATATAACGAATGGAATATATTTAACTGCGAAAGCTCTTCCTTCATTCCACAAAACAATGATATATTTTTATTCCCATCTAATTTAGATCACGAAGTTTCACAATGTAATAGTAGTGATGATAGATATTGTTTGGCGTTCAATGTTTTCTTAAAAGGCACTTTGGGGCAATCTGATAAAAATAAAATAAGTGATTTAGTTATCTAGAGGCGGCATTAAACTAGCTAATCCATATTCATAGTCTTTAAGAATAGACAATACAACCTCACATACATCTATTTTTCTTTTAAACTCTAAATTTTCTTGTAAACGAGTATCTAATTGTTTTTCTAAAAATTTTAAAATTAAATTTTCATCATCAGTTTTAATTTTTAATCGATTTATTACTTTATTAATTTTTAATATATGAGTCTCGCAAATAGCAATATTTACAGTTAACTCTTCTTTTGTTTTGAATATATCTTCGGTCATTATACCAATTAAATTATCTATTTCAGGATTGCAATTTGGTACAATTCTGAATAACAGTTGACCAATAATTTCTAAAGATTCATTCCGTATATCTCGAGTTGGATGAGTTTTACCAGTTTTATCATATTCTTTTCTACGAATAGTATCACTTAGTATTTCATATGCAAGTTTTATACGTTTAAAAATTTCCTCATCTCCGCCTTTATCTGGATGATGAAGTTGTGCAAGTATCCTATACCTTTGCCGTATTTCTTCGGTAGTAGCATTTCTTGAAACGTCTAATTCTTCATAGGGGTTCATTTTAGATAAATTTTATTTATTCTACCAAAAGTAATTGACAGATAAGTTGTAATATAATATAATAGTATATATTAAAGGAATCTTATGCGTAGTTTTATTTCAAATAATCCAGAAGTAACCAATTGTGTACTTTATCCATATGTATTTTGGGATGGCTTTTTCACGGATGAAGAACTTGATAAATTAGAAGAATATTTTTCATCAGAAGAAACTGGAAAACTAACCCCCGGAGCAGTTTTTGGTAAAAAGGGAGAAGACTCCTTCGATGATCTTAGAAAATCAGATGTTAAATTTGTCCACATAAACGAAACAAATCAATGGCTATTTGAAAAAATAAATACCATTTCGGTACATATCAATAATTATTTCTATAATTTTGATTTAACTGGATATTCCCATCTGCAATACACTGAATATAACAAAAAGAATGATCATTACAACTTCCATACAGATATAATGTATGGTGAAGATGTCCTTAATAAAGATAAACCATTTATACTACCAAGAAAATTAAGTTTTACATTGGTGTTGTCTGATACAAACGCGTTTAAAGGGGGTGACCTTGAATTTGATACAGGTGGCCCATATATTGCGGCAGAACAAAAACGAGGCAGAATTATAGCATTCCCGTCATTTGTAAAACACAGAGTAACACCCATTAAAAAAGGTATTCGCAAATCTGTAGTATGGTGGGTACTAGGCCCCAAATTTAAGTAAAAATATTTTTATACATAAGAAAAATTTTGATAGTTTAGGTATAAATAATAACATAAAGCCTACTGTCAATTTGTACCTAATCATGATATACAAACCATCTAATTTGTCTGATCCAATATTAAACTTAATTAAGGACGACCCCGTTCGCCCTGAAATTCCTGTAGACTTTAGAATCAGCGAAAATAGAGAAGTTTTAATTTTAATGAAAGATGAAAAGCCGCAAGCAGTAGTTTGTGTTGCTTACATGGATGACATTCCAACATCTTGTTCTGAATTATTTAGAACTTCTGCATCCCCATCTACTGTTATATTCTACACCATTTGGAGTTATACTCCAGGTGCTGGACGTGAACTTATATTTAAAGCAAGAAACGATATTGTTTTAAACAAACCCCATATAAAGCGTTTTGTTACTTTAAGTCCACCAACCGAAATGGCAAGACGTTTTCATATTAAAAACGGTGCAACCGAATTTAGAAAGAATTTGGATACCGTAAATTACGAATATGCTTGACTTCTGATCAATAGTATGTTATAATATATTTTTAAGGTGACAATATGAACGAACTTAACAAAGATCAAGCGGCAATTCTTCAAATTTTGCAAGAAGAATGCGCAGAAGTAATTCAAGCAACATCGAAAGTATTTCGATTCGGATTGTTTGATACACATCCAGATACCCCAAGTAAAACAAATACACTCCATCTTGAAGAAGAATTGGGTGATGTACTAGCAATGATTGACTTACTGGCCACACATAAAGTTATTTCTTATAGTAATGTGGTTCAGTTTAAACAAAGAAAATTCAATAAGTTACGTACTTGGTCAGAGATCGATGTGGATTACATAGGATAAAACAAACGCCTGAGTGGTGAAATAGGTAGACACAAGAGACTTAAAATCTCTCGCCGCAAGGTGTACCGGTTCGATTCCGGTCTCAGGTACCATTTTTATATTAGGAAAATTATGTCTATTACATTAAAAAATCTTGAGAGCGCATTGGCTGGCGAATCCATGGCTCATATCAAGTATCGATATTTCGCTAAGATTGCTCGTGAAGAAGGGTTTGAAGATGTTGCCAAACACTTTGAACATACTGCAGATCAAGAAATTAAACACGCATGGGGTCATTTAGAATTGCTAATCGGTAAACCATCTACCAAAGAATGTTTACAGAAAGCAATTGACGGTGAAACTTATGAGTATACTGAAATGTATCCTGAATTCAAACGAGCTGCTGAGCATGAGGGCAATACAAAAGCAATGCTTGAGGCCAGCAATCAAATTCAAGAATCAAAAGAACACGCAGAACAATTTTTAGAAGTTCTTAAGAAAGCAGAAAAGCGTTTTGCTGCTCTTAAGAAAGTTGAAGAGCGTCATGCTAATGCGTATAAACAAGTATTGGAGAACCTATAATGGAACACGTATGCGTAGTTTGTGGTCATATCCACGATGATCAAACAGAAGGTAAATGGGAAGAACTTCCTGCAGATTTTTTATGCCCAGAATGCGGTGTGGGCAAAGACGAATACGAAGTAATTTAAAAAGTTGCGCTTGTAGCTCAGTTGGTTAGAGCAGGGGACTCATAATCCCTTGGTCGCGGGTTCGAGTCCCTCCGAGCGCACCATTAATAAAGGTTAATATGACATCTAGATACACATCTCAAGCAGCAGTCGAAATGATTGGCAATCGTTATGATTTGGTTCTCATTGCATCTATACGAGCAAGGGAATTGAAACGTGGATACAAGCCATTGATTGAAACAAATAATAAACCAATTGTTACCGCTTTGAATGAAATTGAACAGGGCAAAATTGGTATTGAATACCTTAAAAAGGTCAAAAAACCTCGTTAATAAGGTTGACAGATTGTAATAAATCTGTTATAATAATGTATATTCGGTAATGAATCAACCGCCATTATCGAGTATTTTCTAAAGCGGTTATTTTGTATAATGGAGATTAATATGCTTAAAGAGCGTGTTTTGAATATTCTTAAATCTGGTCGTCAATTCACACCTGCACAAATCGCAGGCTTGACCAACAGCAAAGAGGACAGCATCCGTCCTCGTATCAGCGAACTCCGTGCAGACGGTTACGCTGTTTACACTAACAGCACAAAGAATGGTAAAATTGCTTACCGTCTTGGCACTCCTTCACGCGCAATGGTAGCTTCTGCTTATGCATTGCACGGTAGCGACGCATTCTAATTTAAATTAGAACGAGCACTCCGACCAGTCTATTTTAGATAAAGTGTTTCCGCAAGGCGTACGCGGAATTTTATTAGGTTTATATTATGGCATTATATCTTGTTGAAACTATCACTACATTCAGACACTACTATACCATTGAATGCGAATCAGCAGAACACGCTGAGGACACAGTTGTAATGGAAGAAGCTGCTGAATTAGATCAAAAATGTCTAGGAGAAACTATTGTATCTACTAGACAAATTACTCAAGCTGATTATAACGGTCTCTTAAAAGAAAGCGTTAATAGTCACATGGGCGATAAAATGATCCATAAGGTTAATTATGACGTATAATTTTGAAGATCCGAAAGTTCGTAAAGAAGCTAAACGCCTGCATCAGATTAGGCGACTAGATGCAAGACCGTTGACACCCGAAGAGGATGCCATGGCAACGGCTTTTGGTAAATGGGATTACCAAAAGAAAAAGAAAGATCTTACACCTGAGCAAAAAGAAGCGATTCGCGTGAAAACTCGCGCGGCGAATAGAGCTAAAAAGGCTGCCCCTGACAAATTTGGTATTACTGAATTTGTTGCTCTAAAGAATCGTGTTGCTGCTCATGAAAAGAAAGGTCGTAAGATGGCGTTTAATCTTACTCCGCAATATATTCAGAGTAAGTTCAATGCCTGTGAAGGTAAATGTGCTATTACGAAAATTCCATTCCAGATGGAATTGGGGACTAAGGGAAATCGCAATCCTTTTCGTCCCAGTGTGGATCGTATTAACTCTAAAAAGGGTTATGTTAAAGGCAATATCCAGATCATCCTGGCAATTGTTAACACCATGAAAATGGACTACACCGATGAAATACTACATCCGGTAATTAAAGCATGGTATAGTAATATCTAAATTTAGTTTATTATAAATAATTAATCAAATATAGTTGGAGTAATAAATGAGAACTTTGCACGAGTCAATCGCAGGTATGTTGTTAAATAAAATTATTAATGAGAATCATAATGAAGTTATTAAGCATTTAAATTCTGCGGCAGGTCCAGATATTGGCGGTGAAACTCCTGCATTTACACATGGATCTGGGGAAAATAAAGAATCGCCTAGCGGTTCTCCTGCTCATTCATCTCCAGTAAAAGATCATTATTATCACCAAGGTCAATTTGCCTCAGGTGGCGCAGAAGATCAACATGAACATCATATTACAGTAAGTCACCATGCTGATAATACAGCAACTGTTCAACATTCTTCATATCGTCAAAAATGGTCTGATAGACAACAAGACTATAATGTTTCCGATAAACACCGGGAAAAGCATTTTAAAGATTTACCGTCTGCAATAGCGCACGTTAAAACTCTAAAAACGCCAGAATAACATCTAATAAAACAACAAACCGGCGGAGCAATTCGCCGGTTTTCCACGTGTTTCGTAAATTCTGTTATTATAAATAATATTAGTATAACTATATTCTAGGAAATAAAAATGCAAAAATTACACGAATCAATTGCAAGTATGTTGTTAGGAAAAAATCTTAACGAAAATCATGATGAAATTGTTAAAAAATTAAATACTGTTAGCGGAAAGAACCTACACGGAGAACAACCCCATTTTTTCCATGCCGTGGGCAACGATAAAGAACAACTGGATGCCCAAAAGTTAAAACATAAGTCTCCAGTAAAAGATCACTACTCCCATGAACACGAAAATATGAATTATTCGGCGACTGTTAGTCATCATAAAGATAATACAGCGACTGTTAGGACTGTTCATTATAAAAATGCCACCCTCGATGATGAGGGCGATGAGCATGTTCACGAAAAACACCTTAAAGATTTACCTTCCGCAATAGAGCACGTTAAAAAACTACATACTTCTAAGTAATATAATAAGATAAACCGGCGAATATCGCCGGTTTTCCACGTGTTTCGTAAATTCTGTTATTATAAATAATATTAGTATAATTCATTTAAATGGACGAAAAATGAAACAATTTAAGAACCTTAGAGAATCTCTTAACGATATCGTATTAGACCTATACGAAACTTCTGAAGATTTTGACATCGAAGAGCTCAACGAAGCAGTCAAAAAAGATAATCCCAAAGTCGAAGGCCAGGTTACAAATAATACCAGAGGTGTTTTACACGAACTCCTTACCGGCAAGGCATTAAATAACGACAAACATATGCCAGATTTTCATTTGGTTGACGAAAAAACTAAAAGAAAAGAAACACCTGAACAAGCACACGATAGATTAAAGGCGCAAATCCATCCAAAAGATTATGCAAAGATCAAAGCAGGAGCTGATAGCGCGGCAGCAGATATTCGCGCTAGTATCGCAAAAACACATCCTGGCCATATAATTACTAGTGTATCACATACATCCAAGAAAGGTGATACCCAAAAAGTAACAGGGGTTAAGGCAACACAAAAAGAAGATTCGTCAGACATTTATATAACTACCAAACATCCAAAAACGGGTAAAGTAGTATATCACGGTAGAAGCTTAAAAGTTAGTGAAAATTCAAGTAAAAATGTGCCTTCTTCTAGTCTAGGTAAACAATCTAGTGGTTCAATGGCCGACACGTTATTTAAAGCGCATCAAAAGAAAATCAAAGCGATGCACCCAGAATTAACAGATATTAAAAAAGAAGATCACCATGCGGATTTGCCTGCAGCTAGAAAAGAATGGGCCGAGAAAAATCCGGAAAAACACAAACAGATTAAAACAGAAAATTTAAAATTATTAAGAGCAGTAGCTTATCATCATTCAGTTGAACTACAACACAAATTAGATTCAGGTGACCATGAGCACGTAGTTAATCATATTCGAGATGTATTACACGCACACACTACTCCTGCAGAACAAGCGGGAGTAGGAACTTTTCGTAAACATACTACGTATAAAACTGCAAAAGGTACTCAGCATCATGAATCGCACCCGGGTCATGATTATGAGCATATTCTAAACGACCATAAAAATATTACAGTTAGAGCTAGCGGCACGGGTGTCCATTTCTATCACACTGATCCAAAAACAGGTGTTGAGAAGAAATTTGCTTCACAGACTCACAAATTTGATTCACAAAGCGATCCATTGAGCACATTAAAAAGCGCCGGAAAGGCAGCATAATGTTTTCATTCTCCGCTTATCTAAATGAATCTGCAAATGAAGACAAGTTAACCCATTTAGAGCACGCTGAAGATCATCCGATCAATGCTGGCGAAGAAGGATTTAAACACGCATTTAATACCCTTCAAGAAACACATCGTGCTCTACAAGGCAAAAAATCATCTGTATCTATATCGACAAAGTATGATGGGTCGCCTTCAGTTATATTTGGACACCATCCGGAATCAGGCCGATTCTTCGTTGCGTCTAAATCTGTATTCAATAAGAATCCAAAATTAAACTATACTGAATCTGACATACAACAGAATCATGGTCACGCGCCCGGCCTGGTTGCAAAGTTAACTGCTGCTCTACATCATTTACAAAAAGTAACTCCAAATCGTGGAGTATACCAGGGTGACATTATGCACTCAGGTGTCAAGAGCAAATCAAATCCTACCGGAGATGTAGAATCTTCTGCAGGTTCAGTTCATTTTAAGCCAAACACAATTACATATTCTGCTAAGAATGGTACACCTGAAGCTGCAAAAGCAAAAGCAGCAAAGATTGGTGTAGCTGTCCATACTGCATATCAAGGTAACAAGCTAGAAGATATGAAGGCACAATATAATGCAGATATATCAAATTTCAACAAACATTCCGATGTTCATATGATTGATACATCTTTTAGGCCATCTTCAGCACATTATGCACCTGATGCACAAAAGGCGTTTGAAGGTCATATGAAAAAAGCAGTTGAAGCTCATACTAAATTAAAAGATTATTCGCATATTGAAGGTGAAAATGAGAACCACAAAGAACATTTAAAGACTTATATTAATCAAACTGTTAGAAATAAATCTACTCCCTCGGTTGCAGGATATATAGCTCATGTATCAAATAAGTTACAAAAAGAAGTAGACAAAGTTAAAACAGACAAAGCAAAAGCTGCGAAAAGTGCAACATTAATTAAAGCAGTCGGACACATTGAATCGCATAAAGAAGAATTTAAAACTACTTTTGATATTCATAAGCACCTACAAAACGCAAAGAATGTTTTGGCACACACATTAGGTGGAGCAGAATACGCATTCCATCATAGTATCAAAGGCAAACCAGTTAAACCCGAAGGCCACGTTGCAGTTATAAACAATAGACCATCTAAGATTGTGGATAGAGCAGAGTTTAGTGCAGCAAATTTCGAAAGATCAGCATGAAAACATTTAAACAAGTAAGGGAAGAACTTCAATCTGTTGAAGAAGGCAAACGAGGATTATGGGATAACATCCACGCAAAACGTAAACGAATCAAAGCTGGGTCAGGTGAACGTATGCGTAAACCTGGAAGTAAAGGTGCACCTACTGCACAAGCACTTAAACAATCAGCCGAATCGGTAGAAGACATTTTTGACCTAATTGAAGATGTCATCGAAGACATTGCGAAAGAAAATAATGTTGATTCCGAAATAATTTGGGAAGAACTCGAATCGGTTACGGATGAAGAGCTATTAGAAGTTGCAGCTTGGCAACGCAAAGAGGGAAAGAATCCTGAAGGCGGATTAAACAAAGCTGGCATTGCTTCATATCGTAGAGAAAATCCCGGTTCAAAGTTACAAATGGCCGTAACTACTAAACCATCTAAATTAAAGCCCGGAAGTAAAGCAGCTAATAGAAGAAAATCTTTTTGTGCTCGTATGGGTGGAATGAAGAAGCGATTAACATCCGCTAAGACTGCTAGAGACCCTGATTCAAGAATTAACAAAGCCCTTAGAAAGTGGAACTGTTAATGTTTCTTATCACTGAGCCTCATAGCATATAATAACATCATGTCAATAGGCTGTCTATATATTTTGATTAACTTTAGATAAAAAGGAGGTAAGATGAGTTGGTTTAAACACAAGCCGAAAAAAAAACCACCCAAACCAAAACACCCTTATCCTGTACCACCAATACCAAATAATTACTCGTAGGATTTATAATGCAAATAGGAAACGGAATACAAATGGGCAACGGCCTTGTCTTAGGATCTTACCCTGTTGGTTATAGTGTTATTACCGACGGCTTGATACTATATTTAGATGCTGCAAGTTATTCTGGCAGCGGAACAGCTTGGAATGATTTAAGCGGACAATCAAATAATGGAACATTGGTAAATAGTCCTAGTTATACATCAGATCCAGGATATTTTACATTTAATTTAGTTAATAATAGGTATGTTTCAACGTCTGGTACTATATCATCTTTATCCGCAGCAACTTTTATTGTTTGGATAAATTCCAGTCAAACACAAGCTGATTATACTAGTATTTTAATGAGTAGAGATGGTATGGGGTCTGCCACAAATTCTGCTACCGGCATGAATTTTGCTCCTGGGGGAAATAACTCAATAGGATATCATTGGAATAATGATGAAGGGACATATAATTGGGATACCGGATTATCCGTACCTAATAACGCATGGGCCATGATGGCAATTCGTGTCACATCAACACAGGCAACTGCATATTTAGGAAAATCTAGCGGATTAACATCATCCGGTCAATTTCTTTCACATTCTACGGTTACAAATTTAAATTTCTTTATATCACAAGACACGGGAGGCGGTGGTACAAGAAACTTTAACGGTGCAATTTCACAGGTATTAATTTATAATAGAGCATTAACATTTACTGAAATAAACACAACTTTTAATACTACTAAGACCAGATATGGCTTATAAACCAAACATCCTTATTTTATAAATAATAAGTATCAACTATATTCTAATGGAAAACAATGGACTTTAAACAATTCATCACAGAATCGCAGGAAAAAACAAAAGTTTTTACCTACGGCCGGTTTCAACCAGTTTCAAAAGGTCATGAGCAGGTTATTAATAAAGTTCATGAAGTTGCTAAAGAACACAATGCTGATGCTCTTATTGTAGCATCCCATTCCGAAGGCACATCCAAAGATCCATTGCCAGTAAAGGCAAAAGTTGGATACTTAAAACACGTAGCACCAAAAGGTACTGAGGTAGTAGGTGCTTCTAAACAATCTCCAACTTTTCTGCATGCTGCAGCAAAAATACACGGCCAAGGTTATAAGCATTTGGTTATGGTTGCTGGGTCTGACCGTGTGGATGAATATCATAAATTATTACATAAGTATAACAATGTTGCTGGTGCACACGGCCACTACAATTTTAAATCAATTAAAGTAGTTTCAGCAGGACAAAGAGATCCCGACGCAGAAGGCGTAGAGGGAATGTCTGGAACTAAGATGCGTGCTCATGCCAGAGCAGGCGAAATGAAGAAATTCAAATCAGGTCTACCTAAAGCATTACATCCTCATGCAGAGGAAATTGCCAATCATATTAAAGCGGTTAAAGAGGATTTTGAGAATCCATTTCGTTTTGATTGGGGAACACCTGAAGGCACAGAATACATGCACAAGATGACTCCTGGGATGGAAGCAGTATGCCAAAAAGGATCTGTCTGGAGCAAAGCACAGGGTAAATGTGTACCAATTAGAGAAGCATATCATGCACAAGAGATTTTTAATCTTGGTGATATTGTAGAATCAAAAAGCGGCGAAGTGGGAAAAATCGTATACAAAGGTTCATCATACGTTACAATACAATTAGAATCAGGTAATACGACAAAACATTGGATAAACGATATTAAAGATAGCGATAAAATACTAAACTTTAAAGATTTTTCCCCTTCAATTTCTGTTGAAGAAACAAATAGACTTAGAAAACTTCCTGCATTGTTAATGTCCAAAGCACAACTAGCAGAACTAACAAGTCATAATTTAGAAATTGAATTTGATGGTTACAAAACAACTAACCTGCATATGTGTCCAAGTGCATCTATACAGTTAGAAGAAGTAATTGCTAATACTAAATTAAATCCAAAGTATGTTTTACAGGCAGTTAAAGCAACTGACGCATATCTTGGAGTAGAAAAACAAGCAAAAGCTAATAATTTTGCAACCAACAAAATGGCACATGATTTTAATATGTACGTTGCAATTGCACACGATACATTGAATATGCTAGGATATCCTGATAATAAATTAGAATACATTAAAACACATCAACAGGAAATGAGCAAATTATCCATGCACAAGGATGGCACATTTGCAAATGAAATTGGAACGACTATTCCTACATTTGGTGCAAGCGATGTGGCTGAAGGAATTAATGCATCAGACTTTAAGATGGTGGCAAGAATAGGCCCGGATGGCAAACCTATGTTTGTTAAAGAACGTAATAAACGAATCATAACGGATAAAAAAATGGAAGACTCAAACAATAACAATGTTGCTGACGACAACGAAGATCAATTGCCATCTACAAAGAAGGCTTTATCGTCATTCAGAAAATCAATGAATGTACAAGAGACATACACACCTGATCCTCCTACAGTACACAGAGATGTAAATGCTTCACCTAATAAAGAAGTATTCCATGGTATTGATATACCAATTGCAGATCAAGGATACGAAGGCAAACCACTTGGTCTAGCTTCATTTAAATCTTTCTTGGCCAATCCAGAAACACAAAAAATTGAAGCACAAAAAGGTGCAGCAATGCAAGATGTACATAGAGATAAAGCGCAATTAGCTACTCATAGTTCATCTTATAAATCTATGGTTAAAGCTAACGCGCAGGACGTATAAAATGAATGAGGAATTAGTTGATGCGATGAATAAAGTATTGGGGGATACGTTTCTCACATACTTTAAAGCACAATCGGGACATTGGAATGTGGAAACAAGAAGTTTTTATGCAGACCATACTTTTTTAGAATCAATCTATAGTGAAATATATGAGTCAATTGATTCTACTGCTGAGTGGCTTAGAAAAATTGGCGCATATGCCCCGACATCATTAGCTAGTTTAATTACATACGCAAGTGTTACAGAAGAAACAAATGTGGTTTCATCTATGGGTATATTTACAAGTTTGGAGAGCTCTAACAATACTGTATTAGTATCGTTGATGCGTGCATATAAATTATCGGAAGCTGCTGGTGAATTAGGATTATCTAATTACTTACAAGATAGAATTGCAGCACATCAGAAACATGCTTGGATGTTAAAGTCTACACTAAAATGATTAATTTTTTAGAATTTTTAAACGAAGAAATCAGCGAGAACGATCTCGATGAAATGGCTAACCATTTAACATGGGAAGACATTGAAGACTTATACTCTCCTGAAGAATTCGTGTTAGAAGATATTCAAGTATTAGATGAAAAGATTTCAGCGACAAGTCGTTTAAAGAAATCACAAAAATTAAAATCTAGAAAAACTGCTATCGGTACTGCTCGCAAAATGAGATTAAGAAGAACATCTACAATAGATGTACTACATAAAAGAGCAACTGCGGCCGCAAGAAGACTTCTACAAAAAAGAATCTTACGTGGCAGAGGCAAGAAACAATTATCTGCACAACAAAAAGATCATGTGGAACAACAGATTAAAAATATGATGGCAATTCAAGGCAATCTTGCAGTAAAGTTAATGCCAAAGATAAGAGCTTTGGAAAGATCTAGATTATCGACAAAACGTAAGTAAACTGGTTTGGTTTACTTAATAAATAATAAATAGAATTCATTTTAAAGGAATCAAAAATGACAAGAATCACAAATAGTTTGTTTGAATCAATCAGACAAATCACAGAAGCTAAAGTTGAAGGCAAAGCTGAAGACGCAGGTAAAGTTGACGGTGCACATTTTTGTGCTACACACGTTGAACATAATTTATATGGCGAAGGCGAGTGCATTTCAGAGCAACATGCTAAACCAAATGAAGATGGCACTATTGACTGGTACAATGTTAAATTTGCTGACGGCCAAGTTCGCAAAATTCAAACAGAGGCAGTTAAAGTTAAAAGCAGCGTGAGGCACGAACATGCTACACCCGAAGGCGATACAATTGAAGAAAAACAATTGCATCCTAATCAACAAGTATTAGATGTGGTTGATGATGAAAAGATTGATGGAAAAGATTTTGCAAAGCTTCGTGCTGGCAAAAAAGCAAAAACAGTTAAAGAGGAAGAAGAAATTGAAGAAGGCATGCCCGATGAAGTAGGTCATGCTGGTAAAGTAACAATGAATCAGATTGCAAGGAGCAGTGCTTCTCCTACAGTTAAAAAAGCAATTAGAAAAGTTGCACCCGATATTAAATCTTACGGTGACAGAGCAGATGCTCTAATAGCCGCAGGAATCAAAGATGATCGTGGTCCTCGCGGCACAATCAACGCCTCTTTTGAAGAAGGTGTTACAGAGACTATTGTCAAGCATAACGACTTTACAATTGAGATTACTGATAATCCAACATTCGGTGACTTCCTAAGAGCTGTTCAATCTATTGTTAGAACAGATGAAGAATCAATGCAAAAAGAAATCGTTGCAATTGCAGAACAAGCATTTGCAGAGAATTATGAAGAAGTTATTATTGAAGCATTCACTAGAATGGAACTTGAAGATAAAATTGCTGCACACCGCAAGGCGGGCAACACAGTATCGAATGATAAATTTAGTACTAAAAACGGACAACCTTATGCTGAGTATGTTGTGACTGATCAAGAAGGTGGACGTAAAAAATATATTCACCATGGAACGGCGCGCCGCGTGGAATCCATGCCAAGCGTAGCCGTAAAAAAATAAAGAGTAATAAGCACACCAGTGCTTAATTATAAATAATAAAAACAGGGAGACTAAAATGTCAGCATGGGGAAACAGAGATAGAATTGAAGTTAGCGCAACAGCTCGCGCTAATTTAGGTAGCACAACAGTTGTTACAAGCGCACCAGTAGTTACTGCGGCTAATGGCTTTTATGCAGGGTATTCATTGGTGATTGCCAATGAAGATTATGCAATTCAAACTATTACTAACAGCACTACAATTGTTCTTGATACAGCATACCGCGGTGCCAATGTTGCAACTGCTAATATTGCTATTCAAGAAGATCCAAAATGGATTCCTACTGGTAACGCTGCAATTGGGCACCGTGCCAATAACCTTAATAAAGCCAACGTATACGGTGTTGATCGTATTGAAGCAAATGTTCCGGGCAATAAAGCTAACGGTATAGTAGGACCAGGTTGGTTATCGTATACAACATATACGACAACACAAGGTGCAACAAGAAAGAAAGCAGAATTGCTAGTAGCAATGTCAAAGAACTTTAATGCTAATGCCACAGGTACATTATTTGGCGATGCCAACGACGGTTCTATATTGAAAGAATCTTAAAACACAATTTGGTTATGATGTAATTCAATTAATAACCTTTTGGTGTTTTAATGGCAGATTTAAAGATATCGGAATTAGCCAGTGCTAATGTAGTTAATAAGGATGATTTATTTTATCTTATACAGGATAATGATAGCTATAATGTAAAAGCAAGTACATTATTTTCGTCAATCACCGATCCTACATTAGCCGGCAACATTCTTCTCGGCGGGACAGTTCAAACATTAAATGCTGCTGGTACGGTAAGTATTACCACAACTAGAACAGATTTATATGGTGGCCGTTCTGCGGATGCAAATGCTATTTCGAATGGATCAATATTACCTTCTACAATATTCTTATATACGGAAGATGTTTCTGCCACGGGTAGAGGATTTACATTTGCTAATGGTACTCCTACTACACAGACATTATACGTTAGATATAAAAATGATAAGATTCACTTATCTCAAGCAGATAGTACAGTTTTCACGTATCCTCCTGAAGATTGGGTTGGCCCTACCGGATTAAGACCATTCCCAACAGGGTTACAGTTTGTAAAAGGTTCGCAATACATATTTAATGTAAGTGATCCATCAAATACCGGTAATGTTTTAGCATTGTCATCATCTATAGATGGAACTAATACATTAGGTACTCGTTATACTGCAAATGTTGTATATAATGGTACTCCTGGAACTGCAGGTGCAAATGTTGTATTTACTGTTGCAAATGTAGATATTGATCCTGGCGGTAAATTCTATTTAGATTTACCACAAGGCGCTGATGGCCAATTAAAGATTATTAACCTAGTAACTACCCTAGGTGGACAATTTGTATTAGCAAGTAATATTCAAAATAATCTTGCTATTGAATTAAAGAGATCTGGTGATTCAGCATTCTTGATGTATTCAAGTAATGGATGGATTTTAGTTGGTTCAAATCCTGGACTAACAACCACATTCTCTGGCACGTCTGATGATATTTCAGAAGGCAGCAAGTTATATTTTACCAATGCAAGAGCAAGAGCAGCAATTACCGCAATTGATAATACAATAACATATTATAAAGCAAATGGCGGCATTGCTGCAAATATTCAAGCAATAACAGAAAATATTGTTGCAGTAGCATTCTCAGGTAACACAAATATAATAAATGAAGGTTCAGAGAATCTTTATTACACAAATAATAGGGTGTTATCCAATGTATCACAGATGAGTATTAATGTACTCGCAGATGTTGATACTACAGGTATTACTTCAAACGGCACATTAATTTGGAATGGTACATCATTTGTTGCAGGTATTGCAAACGAAGCATATTCTGCGGTCGTATCTAATGTATCACAAACTTCTAATATTGCTAATGTTGTATTAACTATTGATACGTTTTCAACAAGTAATTTAAGAGAAGGTTCAAATCTTTATTATACTAATGCTAGAGTTTATGCAAACGTAATACCTTTATTAGATTTAAAGGCAAATGTTGTTGACTTAACAACTGCTAATGTTGCAGAGTTAAATAATTTATACTATACAAATGCTAGAGTTATTTCAGCATTAGTTGGTCAAGATATTGTAACTAATAATGTAATAATTCAAGGCGATTTAACTGTTGAAGGTAATGTAGTTACTTTTAATACTGCCACATTAACCGTTGAAGATAAAAATATTGTATTGGCAAACGGTGCCATAAATTCTTCAGCAGCGGACGGCTCTGGTTTTAATATTGATGGCGCCCAAGCTAATTTAAAATATCGTAGTACAGGCGATAAATTTGAATTCAATAAGTCGTTAGATGTTCAAGGCACGTTAACAGCCAATGGTTGGGCAAATTTATATGCAGCAAATGTTATTGGTTTAACAACTGCCAATGTTGCAGAATTAACAAATTTATACTACACGAATGCTAGAGTTTATTCTAATGTAACCCCATTATTGGATTTAAAGGCAAATGTTGTTGACTTAACAACTGCCAATGTTGCAGAATTAACAAATTTATACTACACGAATGCTAGAGTTTATGCAAATGTAACGGAAAGATTGCAATATTTAGATACGAATATTATTCCTTTAATTAGTAGTGTTTATGATTTAGGTTCAGACGCATACAGATTTAGAGACTTGTGGTTGTCTGGTGCAACAATTCGATTGGGTAATACGTTATTATCTGAAACTGCAGGCGGCGGACTTTCGGTTAAAAGTGCTTCTGGCAATGTCAACATTGTTAGTGATATAATTTCTTCAAATACGTGGCTAGGAATTTATACCGCAAATGTATTAGAAACTGAAGGAAATTTATACTACACGAATGCTAGAGTTTATGCAAATGTAATACCTTTATTAGATTTAAAGGCAAATGTTGTTGACTTAACAACATCTAATATTGCAGAGTTAACAAATTTATACTACACGAATGATAGAGTTTATTCGAATGTAATCCCATTATTAGATTTAAAGGCAAATGTTGTTGACTTAACAACTGCTAATGTTGCAGAGGGAACCAATTTATATTTTACAAATGCTCGAGTGCTATCTAATGTATCGCAGATGAGCATCAATGTTCTTGCTGACGTAGATGTAACTGGCATTACGGCAAACGGAACATTAATTTGGAATGGAACATCATTTGTTGCAGGCATCGCAAATGAGGCATATTCTGCAGTTACATCAAATGTGTCACAGACATCCAACATTGCTAATGTAGTATTAACAATTGACACATTTACAACAAGTAATTTAAGAGAAGGTTCAAATCTTTATTTTACAAATACTCGTGTAATAGATGCATTAACAACTGCTAATGTAACTACCGGCAATTTAGTTGTTAGCGGAACATTAACTGCTCGTTCGAATGTTGGATTAACACTTGGAACAGCAACACAGGGCAATTTAATAAGTAATGCGATTACTATGACAGTAGATACAACAGTAACAAACGGAATAGCTCAATTGAATGAAATTTTGGGCAAATTAGTTCCAGCTGCGCCAATAGCATTCCCAGGAAATGGTTATATTGCTATTAATTCTGTTTCTACTTTTAGAATGGCAAATTTTGCACAAACAGACAACACACCAAGTAGTAGAAATGTAGGTGGCGCAAATATTGTTTCTTTAGTACGTAGGGCAAGTTCTTATACTACTACCACAATGAATGATATGGGTCCTGGGAATACAGGAACAGTCACATTATATAAAAACGGAAGTGCAACTGGTGCAAGAACACTTGTAACTGGTTCGGATAATGGAACATACGGTGATTTAGTTATAAGCGATAATGTAGATTATGCCACAAAAACGGGTGCTGCTGGTGGTTTCTGGGAAAGCTTTGATACTAACGCATCAGGCACAGTATCTGCAGGTTGGAATGAAGTTTATATTAATCACAGTCAAGGCGGTTCTAGTAATATAGCATATTGGTACTATGATTCAAGTAGCCCAGGCGCAGTTGTATTTTCTGTTCCTGTAATATATCCAACTTCAAACGTATATTCTAATTCAAGTACGATACCACATTATACTAGTGCTACAGTATTTACAATGACTGCTAATGTTAAAAACCTTAGTGGTGATATGTTCCCAACAAGTAACACATTTATTACAGGATCGTCAGCCACAGGATTTGGAACACCTAGTAGTTTAAATTATGAAAGTGCCGGTGTAACAGGTGTACCTTTACCGTTAACAAGAAACTTATATGTTTCAAGTGGCAATGCTCAAATTTCTACAACAGTAAATATTGCATCCGGATTTGGCACAACCACAGTTGGTCCTAGTTTAACAGGACAAAATAGTTATATTTCAGGAACAGGTTCATTCTCATTAGGTGCAACTGTTCTTTATAAAACAGCCACAATTTCTTCCGAATCAACAATGGAAGAAAGTAATATTTGGGTTCAGGGTAATGTTGGTTCGGGCGCAGGATACGGTGCAAGAATTATTAACCCAGGATCAACTGATACGCCAGTGCAATCTGCAAGCGCATTATTGTTTAATAGTAATACAAGTACCTTATTATCATATGATGCAACTATTGTAGGTGCTACATTAAAACACGATCAAACAAATTATTCTGTAGGATATTTACCAGTTGGTCCTAATTTAAGTTCTGGTAGAGGCGGTGCTCAATATTATACGTTTAAGTTTAGTCGAGCATCTGTTGGTAAATTTAATATTAAATTCACAGGTCAATTAGCAGGTCTATGGGTAGCATTACCGGGCAGTGCAATAGATACAACAGCCGCAGCGACAAATGGTTGGGTAGATATGAGTGTTGCTTATCCAGGATCGGGTGTGCCGTCATATGGATGCGCATTAGGTGGAACCGTAACATTAAATACAGCCGGGACCCAAAGTAAGACATGTACTTTTGGTTCAGCAAACAGCTCAGATTCGGGCGCGTCAGGTGAGATATATATTAGGATAAGACTCAATGCAGGACAAACTATAACTGCTTTAGCAATACTCGGAGCAAGTAATTAAATGGCAATTTCAGATTCACAAAAGGTTGACCTACTATATAAGAAACTCTTTGGTGTTGCCAAGACTGACTTGCCTGGTAATAAGGGTCTTGCAAATGAGGCCACTGCTAGCCCAGCATTAAATCGTGGCGATAAAGTTTGGACACAAGCTGGAGATATCCCAACCACTCCTGCAGCTGTACCGGGAATTATTCAAGCATACTTAACTACAAGCAGAATTGAATGTACGGCTGATGCAACATCTACTCTTGTAAGTGGCGTATATCCTAGTTGGAAAACAAACTTAACAGATTGGATCACACCTGAATTTGGTGCAGACTATTTTGTAAAAGTATATGCAGATACTGCAGGTGCATCCGACCCAACATCTACCGGCACACAATTATCGGATGCAGGTATCGGGGGCGTAGGCGAATGGTTCTTTGATTACCAATCTGGCGTATTAAATTTTATTGGCGGATCAATTCCCGCATATTTAGTATCAAATCCTACTAAAAAGTTATTTGTTGTAGGTTACAGATACATTGGTTTAAAAGGTGCTTCTTATTTAGCAAATGCAACAGTTACTGGCAATATTAATGCCGGTAATGTAATTGTTACTGGAACAATAGTTGCAAGTGCATTAGTTATTCCTGGATTAGATTTAGGATCTTTAGTATCAAGTAATGTTTCTACTAATACAGCAACTGCTGTAAATGTTATTTCTGAAAACATTAGTGCAAATTCTTGGTTTGGTCTTTATACAGCAAACGTAATTGAAACTGCTGGCAATTTATATTATACAAATGCTCGTGTTTATGCAAATGTGATAGGATTACTAAATGATAAAGCAAACGTTGTTGATTTAACAACTGCTAATGTTTTAGAATCTGTAAGTAATTTATATTATACTGTAACGAGAGCAAATGCGGCAATTGATGATCGTGTAACGAAAACGTTCATTGATAATTTGGGTATCGATTCAACTAATGCGCAAACATCAGATGTTGCACAATCTGCAAACATTGCCAATGTTGTATTATCAATTGATAATTTTACAACAAGTAATTTAAGAGAAGGCGCAAATCTTTACTTTACAAATGCAAGAACAATTGGTGCAGTAACCGGTCAAGATTTAAATTTATCTAATGTAACTGTTTACAATTTAACTGCGGCAAACGCTTTATATGCAAACTCATTAGTAATCCAAGGCTTAGGTGTAACCGATACAATTCTTGCTTCAAATATTACATCAAATGTTACATCTACTATAGAATTCGCATCAAGTAATATATTTACAAATAGTATTGCTGCAAATATTTGGAATAATTTATACAGTGCAAATGTAATAGAATCCGATAATGCATTATTCTATACCAATGCTAGAGTTTATTCTAATGTTGCTCCGTTACTTGCGTATAAAGCAAACATAACAGATTTAACAACTGCTAATGTTATTGAATTAACAAACCTTTATTACACTAACGCTAGAGTATATTCAAACGTAATTGGTTTATTAGATGCCAAGGCCAATGTTGTAGATTTAACAACATCTAATGTTGTTGAAGGTAATAATTTATATTACACAAATGCAAGAGTAAGATCTACTCTTTCTGGCGGAACAGGTGTTTCGTATAACACTACGACAGGTCAAATTTCAATTGGTCAGAATGTTGATGCTCATGCAAATGTAACATTTAATGAAATGACCATTACTGGGAACTTAAATGTTTTCGGAAATGTTGTAGGATTTTACGCTAATAATTTAGTTGTAAATGACCCATTAATTCAATTGGGGTTTGGTAATCCTTCAGACGGAATTGATCTTGGTTTTATCGGACATTATAACGATGCTGGAACTGAAAGACATGCGGGTCTATTTAGAGACGCTTCAGAAAATAATTTTAAATTCTTTGATAATTATTCGGTAGAACCTGGATCAGTAATAGATACTGCAAATACTTCATTCCGTTTATCAAATGTTGTTGCATCTACATTCATTGGTAATGTGGTTGGCAATGTAAATGGTTTTGTAAGTTCTATTAGTAATTTTTCTACTAGCAACTTAGCAGAAGGTAATAATTTATACTATACTAATACTCGAGTTTATGCAAATGTAATTGGTTTATTAGATTTAAAGGCAAATGTTGTAGATTTAACAACTGCTAATGTCGCAGAATTAAATAACTTATATTATACTAATACTCGAGTTTATGCTAACGTAATACCTCTATTAAACTTAAAATCAAATATATCTGATTTAACAACTGCTAATGTCGCAGAATTAAATAACTTATATTATACTAACACACGTGTTTACGCCAATGTTATTGGGTTATTAAACACCAAAGCCAACGTAGTTGATTTAACAACTGCTAATATTGCAGAAGTAGATAACTTATATTATACTAACGCAAGAGTTAATGCACTTGTTCAGCCTTCAGTTGCAGAATTAAGAGCACTTGTATCAAGATTTAATTCTAATGTATTGTATGTTGCTCAAAATGGTAATGATGCAAATGACGGTACTACAATGGGTAACGCATTCGCAAACATACACGTTGCTTTAGCTGCAGCAACACAATGGACAACTGTATTCTTGAAGAGTGGCGATTACAGATTATATAATCAACCTGTAACGATACCAACCCGTGTCGCATTAATAGGTGATAACTTAAGAACAACAACTATTAGACCAAGTCAACCAAGTGTTGATATGTTCTATGTTAACAATGCCTGTTATGTAACAGGTATTACATTCAGAGATCACGTATCGCCATCAGCAGTATTCTCATATAATCCCGACGGATCCGCAGGAACTATTGTAACTAGTCCGTATATTCAGAATAGTTCATCAATTACAACTACCGGAACAGGTATGAGAATTGATGGAAGATATGTTTCCGGATTACGCTCTATGGTGTGTGATGCATATACACAAACCAATGAAGGCGGTATTGGTATCCATATGTTAAATAGAGGATACTCACAATTGGTATCTGTATTTACAATTTGCTGCCATATTGCTATTAAGTGCGAAACAGGTGGATTCTGTTCTATTACAAACTCTAACGCATCATTTGGAACATATGGTTTATGGGCAGATGGTGTAAGTGAACCTTTATATTACGGAAAAGTACAAACAGGTACAACTGAAGCAACTAATCAAATAACATTAAGTAACTTAAGTATTAGACCAAATTATGGCGATTCTGTGTTGTTTGCAAATTATGATCAAGCTAAATGTGCAAGAGATACAGGATTAATTGTAGATTCATTAGCAATAGATTTGGCATACAATAGCAATACCCAATCTACGTTTGCCGGGTTACAATATTGGGCTCAACCTACTTCTGCAATTCCAAATCAATCTGTTGAAACAATTAATGCAATTAATGTTGCGGCACAAATTGCTATTGCGTTTGCTCAAGGAAATACCGTTAGTCAAGTATATCAGTCTAATGTTGGACCTACAAACGGAACAGGCGGAACGGCTGTGGAATCAACCATTGTATTAAATAATTTTAATACAATTACTAATATAATACAAAATGGAACTGTAGGTGTAACAGATACAATTATACCTAATCAATATCCTGCAAATACTAATGTGAATGTATCAAATGCAGCAAACAATATTATAGACAATAAAACTTTTATTGCTGCAGAAGTTATAGGATATATTGATTCTACATATCCTGGATTCTGGGCAAACACAACATTCCTTGATTCTGCAAATGCGCAGGCAAAATGCTCTCGCGATGTTGGATATATTTTAGAAAGTGTTACATTTGATTTGAGACATGGAGGCAATAGACAATCTGTTACCTCTGGCACTTATTATTATCAATATGATGCAAATATTACACAAATTAACAATCAGGTAGTACAAACAGGTGCAGCATATTACTTTATAGGTAATTTAGTTGATAACATTATAAGAGGAAATGTTATTGCTAATGTATATCAAACCGGAGTAATACAAAATACAACTGCTGCGGCATATGCAACAAGTACAGAAGCAAACTTATTATTAGATGATGTTAGATTAATTGCAAATATTGTTACCTTTGGACCCAATGTTGCGTATGAAAAACAGCCAATCACATTTACTCCTAGTACCGAGCCGAATGTTATAAATGCTACAAAATTAGTTATAGCTAATAAAGATTTTATTAAAGCTGAAGTATTAGAATTTGTAAATCAAAATTGGGCAAATATTAGCAATGGATCAGCCACATTCTATACAGTATTAGCTTCAACAGAATTAGTTGCAAATACAAGTACAATAACATTATTGACGTTGGTTGATGATAATATATTGGCAAATTCAAGAGCTTCTTTCCATCAAGCAAGTTATATTTCATCCAGCGGTCATACGTTTGAATATGTGGGATCGGGCACTACTATTGCAACTGCATTACCGTCTTTAGGTGGTGTACCTATACAGGCAAATGAGGTAATTGAATTGCGCGGCGGCCAAGTTTATTTCACAAGTACCGACCAATTAGGCGACTTTAGAATCGGAAAAGGTTTGGTTATAAATAGAGTTGACGGCACAATTACAGGTAGAACATTCAACAAAGCATTGTTCGCAGTTATGACTCCATATATGCTAGCACTCGAGGGATAATAAATGGCAACAGCACTAAACGTATTTAAAACAGTAACATCAAATCTTATAACATCCGCTAATGTGATTTATACTGCTCCCGCTCTAAGAACAACTATTATATTATCGTTGCAGGTAACGAACATATCAGGATCAACTGCTAATACCACAATATATCATAGTACTGCTGGAAATCAGTATGTTGAGTTATGTAATAATTTTGAAATTCCAGTAAACGATTCCGCTTCTATTCTTGGCGGCAAATTAGTGTTAGAAACAGGACAAAAACTTGTGGCAAAAGCGGGCGCAAACACCGCATTACGATTGGTTATGAGCTTATTAGAAACTGCAAATGACTAAACTAATATCGGGTAGAGTAAAAAAGATACCTAGCGCTAATGTAGGCGCTAGTCGTTATGATTTTTTAAAATTATCTGAAGCAGAACCAGATTTAGGGTTACCTGCGGCTAATGGGTATGTTTTATCCGGGAATGTTGACGGCACCAGACGATGGATATTGCTTTCAACAGAGGCAACATTAGCAAATGTAGCAAATACTGTTTTATCAATTAACAATTTTACAACTGCTAATTTAGCAGAAGATGTTAATCTTTACTATACTAATGCAAGAGTTTACGCAAACGTAATTGGATTATTAAACGGTAAAGCAAATGTGGTTGATCTAACAACTGCAAATGTTGCGGAATTAACTAATTTATATTATACTAATGCTCGTGTCGATGCATATATAAGCCCAACATTAACAACCGCTAATGTAGTAGAATCTACAAGTAATTTATATTATACTGTAACAAGAGCTAATGCAGCAATTGATGATAGAGTAACCAAATCATTCATTGATAACTTAGGTGTAAGTAGTAGTTCTGCAGTATTTGCGGAAAATGCAAATGTAGCTAATACCGTTTTATCAATTAACAATTTCACAACTGCTAATTTAGCAGAAGATACTAATTTATATTACACAAATGCTCGCGTATATGCAAATATAATTAGTTTATTGAACGCTAAGGCAGATGTTGTTGATTTGACAACATCAAATGTTGTTGAAGGTAATAATTTATATTATACTAATACTCGCGTTTACGCTAATGTTATAGGATTATTAAACGCCAAAGCCAATGTTGTTGATTTGACAACATCAAATGTTGTTGAAGGTAATAATTTATATTATAGTAATACTCGCGCTAATGCGGCAATTGATGCGCGTGTAACTACAGAATTTATTGATAACTTAAACGTTTATGCTGCAAACGCATTCCACGCTGACTTTGCACAAGCAGCATTATATGTTATAAGCTTTGATACTCATACAACAGATAATTTAAACGAAGGAACATCAAATTTATATTATACCAATGCAAGAGTTGACGCATATGTAACCCCAAAATTAACAACTGCTAATGTTAGAGAGCTTGGTAGTAATTTATATTACTCAAATGCAAGAGTCCTTGCCGGATTAGTAAATTCAAATTTAGTTGTTAATGATGCTACTGTACGAGGTAATTTATATGTAGAGGGAGATGTAGTTACTTTAAATACTGCAACACTTGCAATCGAAGATAAAAACATAGTTCTTGCAAATGGCGCAGTAAATGCGGCCGCTGCCGATGGTGCTGGTTTTAATATTGCTGGGGCGCAAGCTAATTTAAAATACCGTTTAAACGGCGATAAATTTGAATTCAACAAATCTTTAGATGTTTTAGGTACAATAACTGCTTATGGATGGGAAGGTATCTACGCATCAAATGTTATTGGATTGACAACTGCTAATGTTACAGAATTAAACAACTTATATTATACTAACGCTCGTGTTTATGCAAACGTAATACCTTTATTAGATTTAAAGGCAAATGTTGTTGACTTAACAACATCTAATATTGCAGAGTTAACAAATCTTTATTACACCAATTCCCGTGTATATGCAAATGTTATTGGATTATTAAACGCCAAAGCTAACGTAGTTGACTTGACGACAAGTAATGTTGTCGAGGACATTAATTTATATTACACAAATGTGCGTGTTTACGCAAACGTAATTGGATTATTAAACGACAAAGCAAATGTAGTTGACCTGACGACAAGTAATGTTGTCGAGGACATTAATTTATATTACACAAATGCGCGTGTTTATGCAAATGTTATTGGATTATTAAACGCCAAAGCTAACGTAGTTGACTTGACGACAAGTAATGTTGTTGAAGGTAGTAGTTTATATTATACTAATGCAAGAGTTTACTCAAATGTTATTGGATTATTAAACGCCAAAGCTAACGTAGTTGACTTGACGACAAGTAATGTTGTCGAGGGTAATAATTCATATTATACAAATGCTCGTGTTCAAAATTATTTAGAACATGTCGACGGCAATATTCTGCCAATCTCATCGGGTCCATACGATATTGGTTCAGAAACTTATGCATGGCGCGATTTATGGCTGCAAGGCACATCTGTTAGATTTGTAAATTCTGGCTCTATGAGCGCCGTTGCAAACACATTTAGAATGGTTGATGCTAGCGGTAATGTAATATTTACTGCAAATTCTACAAATATTCCAATTACATCGTTTGATGGAAAATTGTCCGCCGCATTATTAACAACTGTTCCTAACTATTCCACATCTAATATTTCAGAAGGTAGTAATCTTTACTATACTAATGCAAGAGTTTACGCAAACGTAATTGGATTATTAAACGCCAAAGCTAATGTTATTGACCTAACAACATCAAATGTTGCGGAATTAAATAATTTATACTACACGAATGCTCGTGTATACGCCAATATTATTGGTTTATTAAATGTTAAGGCAAATGTATTAGATTTGACAACATCAAATGTTGTTGAAGGTAATAATTTATATTATACCAATGCAAGAGTTAATTCTCAAGTACAATCTAATTTAGCATTAAAAGCAAATGTTGCGGATTTAAACACCAGCAACGTTATTGAAGGTGATAATTTATATTACACTAATGCTAGAGTTTATGCAAATGTAATACCTTTATTAGATTTAAAGGCAAATGTTGTTGACTTAACAACTGCTAATGTTATTGAATTAACAAATCTTTATTATACTAATGCAAGAGTTTACTCAAATGTTATTGGATTATTAAACGCCAAAGCTAACGTAGTTGACTTGACGACAAGTAATGTTGTCGAGGGTAATAATTTATATTATACTAATACAAGAGTATCTTCTAATATAATAGGATTGTTGCCGTCATTAGCAGGCCTGAATATTTCTATTGAAGCAAACGGCCAAATTTCTGCAATATTATCTACAGCAGCAATTGGTGAAATATACACAAGTAATGTAATAGAAAACGGCGATACTACTACCGGTAACGTATATTTTTCAAATGCAAGAGCTAGAGCAGTAATAAGTGCAGGCGATGATTCTATTATTTACGACCCAGTTACAGGAACTATCAAAGCAACAAATGTAATAACTGCTAATGTTGAATCAACTGTTTCGAACTTAACAACAGCAAATATAGTTGAATCAGCTAGCAGTTTGTATTTTTCAAATGCAAGAGCTAGAGCAGCAATTTCTGCAGGTACCGGCGTAACATATGACAAAAATACCGGTGTTATTGCAATCGGTCAAAATGTAAATACTACCGCAAATGTAACATTCGGCACGGTAAATATTACTGGCAATTTGAATGTTTTAGGAAACACTGTAGGTTTTTATGCCAATAATTTAATTATAACTGATCCATTAATTCAATTGGGGTTTGGTAATCCTTCAGATTCAATTGATCTTGGATTCATTAGTCATTATAATGATTCGGGCACTGAAAGACACGCTGGGTTATTTAGAGACGCAACTGATAAGAAATTTAAGTTCTTTGATAATTATTCGGTAGAACCTGGTGACACAACTCTTGACACCGCACACCCAACATTCCGTCTAGCAAATGTGGTTGCTACAACATTCGAAGGTAACGTTGTAGGAAATGTGGCTGGATTTGTAAGTTCCATTAGAAACTTCACTACTTCTAATTTAGCAGAAGGCGCTAATTTATATTACACTAATGCTAGAGTATATTCAAATGTAATAAGTGTACTTAATAGCTACGCAACTGTTGCGAATTTAAATTTAAAAGCAAATGTTGTTGACTTAACAACTGCTAATGTTGTTGAATTAACAAATCTTTATTATACAAATGCAAGAGTTTACTCAAATGTTATTGATCTTTTAAATGCCAAGGCCAATGTAGTTGATTTAACAACAAGTAACGTTGTTGAAGGTAGTAGTTTATATTACACAAATGCTCGTGTATATGCTAATGTTAGTCCATTACTAGATAATTATCAGACTCTTGCAAATGCGGCATTAAAAGCTAATATATCAGATCTAACAACAAGTAATGTTGTCGAGGACATTAATTTATATTACACAAATGCGCGTGTTTACGCAAACGTAATTGGATTATTAAACGATAAGGTTAACCCGGCAGATTTAACAACAGCAAATGTTAGAGAATTAGCAGGTAACTTATATTATACAAATGCAAGAGTATACTCAAACGTAATATCTCTATTAAACGCAAAGGCTAATGTTGCTGATCTAAATACAAGCAATATAATTGAAGGAACTAATTTATATTATACAAATGCTCGTGTATATGCTAATGTTATTTCCTTATTACCAAATTATACCGGTAACATTACTGCAGGCAATGCCACAATTGGTGGAACATCTGGTGGATTTATTACTGGTGCCAATTTAATATCTACAAATATTATTTCAGCAATAACTTGGATAGGTTTGTATGCTGCAAATGTTGCAGGATTAACAACTGCAAATGTAACTGAATTAAACAATTTATACTACACCAATGCAAGAGTTTATTCAAATGTAATTAGTTTATTAAATGCCAAGGCCAATGTTGCTGATCTAAATACAAGCAATATAATTGAAGGAACTAATTTATACTACACCAATGCAAGAGTATACTCAAACGTAATATCTCTATTAAACGCAAAGGCTAATGTTGCTGATCTAAATACAAGCAATATAATTGAAGGAACTAATTTATATTATACAAATGCAAGAGTTTATTCAAATGTAATTAGTTTATTAAATGCCAAGGCTAATGTAACTGATTTAACAACTGCTAACATAATTGAGAATACAAATTTATACTATACGAATGCAAGAGTCCTTGCAGGATTGGCAGATTCAAATTTAGTTGTTAATGACGCAACTATCAAAGGTAACCTATATGTTGAAGGCGACGTAGTTACCTTAAATACTGCAACCCTGGCAATTGAAGATAAAAATATAATACTTGCAAATGGCGCAATAAATTCTACAGCAGCAGATGGTGCAGGATTTAATATTGATGGGGCCCAAGCTAATTTAAAATATCACAATACTGGCGACAAATTTGAATTCAACAAATCGTTAGATGTTTTGGGCACAGTAACGGCTACAACAATATATTCTAATACGTGGAATAATTTATTTACAAGTAATGTAATTGAAGGTGCAAATTTATATTATACAGTTATTCGGGCAAATGCAGCAATTGATGATAGAGTAACCAAATCATTCATTGATAACTTAGGTGTAAGTAGTAGTTCTGCAGTATTTGCGGAAAATGCAAATGTAGCTAATACCGTTTTATCAATTAGTAATTTTACAACCTCCAATTTAATAGAAGGTGCAAATTTATATTACACAAATGCCCGTGTATATTCTAATGTAATTAGTTTATTGAACGCTAAGGCCGATGTAACCGACTTAACAACAAGTAATGTTGTTGAGGGCAATAATCTATATTATACTAATACTAGAGTTCATGCAAATGTTGTTGCATTGTTGCCAAGTGTTAACGTAAGCATTGTTTCTTCTTATCAACAATTTGTTTCGGATGGAGCAACAACAGTATATACATTATCTACAAGCGTACCTAATGAATCTAGTATATTTGTTATAATTGACGGTTTAACGCAAATACCTTCATTAGATTATACTGCTTCAGGTACAACATTATCATTATTAACAGTGCCGGCAAATCAGTCAAATGTCGTGGTAAGATATTTTTCAGCGACCCTTTCACAATGACAATTAGTACACCAAAACGTAGAACAATAAATAATAGAAAAACAGGGCAGTATTAAATGGCTACACAGTTAAATGTTGCGTATATAAAAACAAAAGGATCTAACACGTTTGATGTACTACGTGTTGGCGCAACCGGCAACTTAGAATATGCTAGTGTTGGTATTTTAGGTTTAACAACATCAAATGTGGCAGAAGGCAGTAATTTATACTATACAAATACAAGAGTTTATGCAAATGTAATACCCCTATTAGATTTAAAGGCAAATGTTGTTGATTTAACAACAAGTAATGTTGTTGAAGGTACAAATTTATACTATACAAATACAAGAGTTTATGCAAATGTAATACCCCTATTAGATTTAAAGGCAAATGTTGTTGATTTAACAACAAGTAATGTTGTTGAAGGTACAAATTTATACTATACAAATACAAGAGTTTATGCAAATGTAATACCCCTATTAGATTTAAAGGCAAATGTTGTTGATTTAACAACAAGTAATGTAATTGAAGGTACAAATTTATACTATAGTAATACTCGTGCAAATGCAGCAATCGATAATAGAGTAACAAAAGCATTCATTGATAACTTGGGCATAAGTGGTAGTTCTGCAGTATTTGCCGAAAATGCAAA